CTAGGTGCCGCCGTGACCGGTGCAGGCCCGCGGGAACCAGCGAACCTTCAGGTCGGCCACCTGGGCGGTCTGTTCGCCGAGGTCGACGGCCGGCCCGGCGCCGAGGTGGATGCCGCAGTGCACGCAGGCGGCCCCGCGGACCTGCTGCGCTGACAGGTCACCGACTCGCGGGAGGGGAGGAAGGGGTGGCGGCTTGCTCATGCCCGTACTCTCTCCTGCCGCCTGGGACGTTTCCACCGTCCTTTGTGGGACACCTGGGACGCTCTGCCGGTAGCGTCCCAGGGATACCCGAACGGCCCAGGGGGGATCGTGAACCAGGCGCTCAGAGACGCGCTGGCGGAGGCTGGCATGACCGCCACGTCGCTGGCCCGTAGAGTCGATGTGGCCGTGAAGACGGTCGAGCGGTGGCTGGCCGATCCGGCGAGGGCGCCGCATCCCGAGACTCGGATGAGGGTGGCTGAGGTGCTGGGTGTGAGTGCGGACTCGCTGTGGCCGCAGGCGGTCAGGTCGACGCTGAAGCTCGGGGCTGACAGGGAGATCGTCGCCACGTACCCGTTCCGGAACTTGTGCCCGACCTCCGTGTGGGCGGGCCTGCTCGACGGGGCCCGGAAGCGGATCACGATGGCCGGCTACACCAGCTACTTCCTGTGGCAGGACCACCCGCGGATCGCCGACCGCCTGAAGGCGAAAGCGTCGTCGGGCTGCGAGATCCGCTTCCTGCTCGGAGACCCTGACGCAGAGATGACCCGGCAGAGGGAGCAGCTCGAGGGCGTCCCGCTGACGGTGTCGACGCGGATCCGGATCACCCTGGACCAGCTCGCGAAGATGGGGCCGCAGCCGGGCGTAGAGGCCCGGTTCAGTGACTCTCCCGCACACCTGTCGCAGTCGGTCTTCATCTTCGACGATCAGCTGCTGTACACGCCGCACATCGGTGACGGCCTCGGGCATGAGAGCCCGCTGTTCCATCTGCGCAGGCTCGAGGACGACGGCCTGTATGACCGGTTCGCGCAGCATGTCGAGGTGCTGTGGGGCCGCGGCCGGCCAGTACCGGAGGCCTGACGCTGCGGGCGGTACCCGATAGCCTGTGCGACATGATCCCGAACCCCGAGGCTGCCGAGCTGAACGAGCGGATCCGCGCCCTCGTCGCCGCGGGTGAGGCCGGGTCGGAGGAGTATCAGCGGCTCCTCGCCGAGTGGCTGCGGGCGACTGTCGTACCCGCCGCCTAAGATCCGCGGGTGGCAATCGAACTGACCGGCGAGCGCGCCGACGACTTGATCCGACTCCAGACCGCCTCCGATGAGGCGCACGCCGAGGTGCTCCGGCTGGCCGAGGCCTACGGGCCGATCGCCGGCTGGACGCCGGAGCAGCTGGGTGAGCGGGATGCCGCGTATGCGGTGTGGCGGGAGCGGGCGGCCGAGGTGCAGGCCGCGGTGACCGAGTACGCGACGGAAATCGGGGAGCCGCGGAACGTCGTCGAGGCGGCGGTGAAGAAGGCCGTCCGGCACCCAGCCGAGGCCTGACGTGGGGGCGCCCGTCGGTCGCTGTCCCCCGAGGGGGCCGACGGGCGGTTGTGCACATCTGCCCAGCCGCATCCCCGCGTACTTGGCGCTGATGTTGTCTTGCTCATGCTAGGTGGCGGCACTGACAAGGGGCATGCGCCGATCAGCGTAGAATCGAACATGTGTCTGATCAGTCCGCCTCCCGCCTCGACCTGCTCCGCTTCCTGGAGCGGGTGCAGCTGCAGGACCTGGAGCGGACCCGCAGCTGGATCGCCGCGGAGGAGCAGCGGCTCGCCGAGCTGGCCGCGCGCCTGCCACCGGTCCCGCCTGCGGAGTGGGAGCTGGAGCTCGACCTGGGCCGCCGGCCGACCATGGTCCACGTCGGCGGCTGCGAGATGGGCGGCAAGGGGTTCCGGCAGAAGGCCCTGAGCAGGGATGCGGCACTCCGGGCGCTCGGTGTCGAAAAGCTGCAGCCGTGCCCGTTCTGTAGGCCAGACATCGAGCTCGGCGTGCTGGACTGACGAGGTCGAATTCTTAGGAGGGACCTAAGTAGCCCTTGCGTGGAATCTTAGGTACCCCCTAAGCTTCTTCTCGTGTGGGGGGCGCTCGCCCCGCCGAGAGGAGACCACCATGCTTCGCGTCATCCGTTCCACCGTCCAGGCCCTCAACATCTCCACCCGCCAGGAAGACGTCTTCATGGAAGCCGTCGAAGCGGGCACCGCCTACCGCGAGACCATCGGGCACGGCGAGAGCGACCGCTGCTCCTACCGACTGATCGGCTACACCGACCCCGACGGACTGGAGCGCTGGGCCGTCACCGCCGACGAGGCAACCGAGTCCGACTGGCAGGACACCGACGACCTCGACGAGGCGATTGCGCTGTACGAGAAGACAGTCCGCGACGCGGCCAGCGGCATGAGCGACGAGTATGAGGAGTACGAGGACGAGGAGACCGGGCGCATGACGTTCGGCGCCCTTAAGACTCCCTTCGAGTCCACCGACGTTCCCGGCGTCCACGGCTACGAGGACGGCGCCGAAGAAGGCGGGAACTGGCAGGCATGGCGGACCGAAGCAAGCCGGAAGGACGCCAGCGACAAGGTGGTCCAAGCTGCGGCTGCGGCCTCTACCCAGGCGCGGCAGATCGCCATCGCACGCGCCGTTGACGCTTGGGGGCGTGGCGGGCAAGCCGTTCTCGCCCGCCAGCTTGGGCTTTCGGAGCCGACCATCAAGCAGCTCGCCGACCGCGGCCGCGCCCTGCTCGCTAGCCAGGCGGAGCAGCAGGAACGCCCCTGACGCAGGGCCCGGCGTGCCGTACCGCCCGACCGCCCGCAGGCTGGATGCATGGAGCATGCGCCGATCCTCGTGCACCGGATCTCCGCGTCGGGTGGCCGGCGGGTCGTGATCCGGATCCACGGCGTCGACACCGTCCTCGGCGTCGCATACTCCGACGCGGATCTGATCGAGTTCCTGCGGCGGATCGAGGTCCCGGAACCCGACGAGCTGGTGCTGGGGGACTCGGAGGTCATCTACTGGCAGGGCGGGAAGCCGCACGTGTACGAGGAGCCGGACGACGCCTGAGTGCGCGGCAGCCCTCCCGTGGGGAGGACCGGGAGGGATACCGGCCCCCGGGGGGATCGGGTGCGGACACCGTAAACCCGCAGGCCGGGATGGCGGTAGGCATATGACAAGACGGATTCCGGGACGGCGAAGAGCCCCCACCCGACGAAGGGGTGGGGGCCGCGGATCGCCAGGAACCCCGAAGGGAAGTTAACGACCCAGCTGGGGCGTCGCCGGGGGCATCACCACGGGGGCGGGTCTGGCAGCAGACCAAGCCGTTCCCGGCCGACGCGGAAGCTGCCTACACCGGCCATGCGGCCGGGTCAGCTGCTGTCCCCAGTGTGGCACGGGGCGCTGACAACGGGCAGGGATCAGGCGGCGGGCCACTTCTCGAAGCGGTTCGTGGCCGGGTCGAAGATGAAGTCCGGGTGCCACTGCCGGGCCTGCATGGCATCGATCATCTCCCGCAACGGACGTGTGGCCTCCCGAGTCGACTCCAGCACGGCGACCGCCCAGTCGGCCATCGCTACGCGCATCGCCGGGATCGGTGCCGGCTGCTGGACGTGGTGCCGGTCGAGCTGTCGCAGGGCGCGTTCGGCGTTCGGGTACGGGCGGTACGGCATAGCGAACTCCTCGCAGGATCAGTGCCAGTGATACCGGGCCAGCAGGTAGCCGACCCAGCTCCGGGGTTCCTCGGTCGGCCCGTCGCAGCCCTTCACCAAGCAGACCTTCTCCTTGATGAGAGGGCGCTCGCGCAGCCGCCGCGCAGTGGACGTCATCCCCAACGCCTCCGCCTCGTCCGGATCCGTGATCAGGCTGCCGGGCGACAGGAACAGGGGGATGCTGTCGTTCGCCGGGCGTGCTGGCGGGAGCGTGCCGCCGCTCCGGCGGAATAGCCTGTCGAGCACGGACATGACAGCCTCCTAGCGGGCCAGCGCCGCAGCTGCGGACAGGCAGAGCAGCAGGGCCGCGGCGAACATGCACGCGACCATCTCGAAGTTGCGGTACGTCCAACGGAACAGGCGCATGACGGCCTCCTTCAGGTGGCTCCAGTGTGGCAGGGCAGTCAGTCGTCGGACCGGGACGTGGGCAGGTTCTCCTCGTCCCACTCACCCAAGATCTCGTCCTCGTGGACCGTTCCGTCGTGGTTGGCGGGGAGCATGCACTCGGCCTCGCAGGCCTCGACGTCCGGCCAGAATGTGGCACTGGCACCGCAGAGCTTGGGCCCGGTCATCGATCCTCCCCTCTCAGGCAGCGCATAACGTCTTGTTCGGTGCTACAGCCCGATGTCCTCGGACGCAGCGTCGGTCCAGGCGTCGGCCTCTTGGATGTACCCCCAGAACACCGGCGAGTTGGCGGCGTGGCCGGACTGGGCGCGGATCTTCTCTTCGCGCTTGCCGGCTTGGCGGGCGGTGGTGATGAAGCCGGACCGCATGCTGTGGCCGGTGAGGCGGACTGCGAGCCCGGCGCGTTCGGCGCTGCGGGAGATGATTTCTTGGCAGCCGGATGCGGTGAGGCCGTCGGTGCCGAGCTGTCCGTGGACGCTGATCGGCCTGAAGGCCGGGCCGTCGGTGAGTCCGGCGGCGGCCTTCCAGGTGAGCCAGGCTCGGACGGGGCAGGTGTCGGGGTTCTTGCCGTAGGCGACTCGGACCTTGCGGGCGGGCAGGCCTTTGACGGAGGGGACGTGAACGTCGAGACCCTTGCCGACGAGGCCGATGCCATCGGTTCGGAGGGCTGCGACTTCCGACGATCGACCTGCCATGCCGAAGGCCATGAGCCAGAGGGCACGGTCGCGGATGCCGGTGAGGCTGGCGGGTGCGGCGTCGGCCATCTGCTGGAGCTGTTGAAGGGTGGCGGCTGGGGCCTTGCCTCGACCTCGGGCCAGCCGGTCGGGGTCGGCGAGGAGGGGCTTGAGTGCCTTGCGGGCGGCTTCGGTGGCAGCCTTGGGTACCTCGACTCCTTCGGCTCGTGCGGTGACGGTGACGCCGGTGATTCGGCGGTCGATGCTGTTGGGTGCCGCGAGCTTGATCGTGTCGAGCCAGACGACGAAGCCGACGAGCGTGCCTTTGGTGACGGCGGTCAGCGGGAGCTGGTGTCCGGTGCGTTCGGCGAGCCAGCCGTGGAACTCCTCCCATAGCCGCCAGTCGTTGGCGTAGCCGCGCTTGGTGTTCTCGGGGCGGATGGCGTCGAGGTGTTCCTCGGCGGCTTGTTCCATGGCGGCGAGGACGGCGAGGGTCGCCGGATCGTAGGCGGCCGGGGCGGCGCTCGGCTGGTACGGCGCGAGTTCGGTCACGGGCGCCACTCCTCGCGAAACTCAGGGTGGTCGGCGTAGGGCAGGGCGAGGAGGCGCAGCACATCCAGATAGGCCACGGATGCCACCTGGGAGTTGTTGCCGGATACCTGGATGTCCTCCGCGCGATCAGCCCACCCTCTGGCCGTCGTGTACAACTGCACGATCCGTCGCTTGGTGTCGATCTCCGCTAGGGCGCGCGCAGGATCGTAGCGGGCGATGTGTGCGGCGTCAGGGATCGACTGGGCGCGATACCCCGCTCCGATCGAGCAGTCGGCCACGTGACCGAGGATGCCGGACTTCACCCAGTCGGCAAGCCAGGGTTCATCGGAGACCCAAGGGCCGGGGGTTGCAGCGCGAGCAGATCGCTCGTCTTCGTCGAGACGTTCCTGGATGAAGTGGATCAACCCTGTCGTCATGCTCAATTGTACCAATTTTGGGCGCCGATATGGCATCTTATCTGCGGTCAGCTCCGGACCCTGGGACAGCGAAAAGCCCCACCGCCGAAGCGATGGGGCAAGTCTCGCGGGGAACCCATCCCCCGCTTTTTCGCGATCCAGGCCGCGGCCCCGGGACCGGGCGTGCACTCCTTATCCCGCTCTTCAGCCTGTCGTCGGGTAGCGCCCGGCGATCAACCCGGGCGCCCCTCACCAGTGTGAAGTTGATGCCACGGTACTCCGCACGGGCCGTCGAGTACACAGCAGAACGCCCCCGCCCAGTAGGGCGGGGGCTGTTACTTCTCCTCGACTGGGGCGGGCTGGACCCACCGGGTGATGGCTTCGACGACGGCCGGGTCGAGCTTGGCGAGTTCGGCGATCGCCGCGGCGTCGGCCGGGTCGGGTTCGATGCCGGCTCCGGCGAGGGCCTCGTCGAGCGCGACCTGGTTGGCCTGCTCCTCGACCGGCTGCTCGGGCGGCTCCTCCGGCGGCGGCTGGGGCTGTTCCTCGAGGACGCCCATGTCGACGAGCGTCTCGACGTCGGCCATGAGGGGCTGGCGGCGGGGTGGTGCCGGCCGTGGGGCTGGCGCTTCGTCGCTCATCTCACACTCCAGTTCGGTTGTACTCCTTCACGAGGTCGTGAGGCTCCGGCGGATCTCCGACCGGGTCGCGGGCCCACCGGTACAGCTCGTCCACCGTCCACGAGAAAGCACGCACGAGCGACTCGAGGCGGAACACCCGCCCGCGCAGGCTGCCGTTCTCCTCGTCGACCCGCTTCACGGTCGCCTGCAACACCGCCAAGTCCGCGGCCTGCTGCGCTGGCGCCGCGTTCGCCCGCGCCGCGGCCTCCGTAGCGGCGGCCGTGGCGCGCGCCGCATCCCGGGTGGCCCTGGCCACGAACCAGCCGCCACCGCCGAGCACACTTCCCGCCGATCCGATCACGGCTGCCCACTCGCCGACGTTCATCCGCCCTCAGCTCTCCGGGCCTTGCGCGGAGCCGGCGGTACGTCGTACTCGGGCACCGTGCTGGCCCACAGGATCACCCCCACGTGGGAGGTGAGGTACCAAGCGGCGACCCAGGCGCCGCGTGAGTACTCCCCGCCGATGACAGCGGAGAGGTATGCGATCGCCCACACGGCCGGCGGAACCAGTGCGGCGGCGAAGCCCCAGCCGTCGCGTCCTACTTTCAGGAACGCGGAGGCTGTGGTGATGAGTCCTGCCAGGATCCAGAGCCATGCCCAGTGCTGGATGCTGCACCAGTGGGTGAGGAGCTGGAGTCCTTGGGTGCCGGGCGGGTCCACGATGAAGGACGCGCCCCAGCAGATCTTGCCGAGACCGATGATCAGGAGGTAGGTGCCGCGGCGGCCCAGCTGCTTGCGGAGCCGCCGGGCCGCACGGCACCGCACCTACGCCTCCTGGGGCGTGACGGTCTCGCGGCTGGTTGGGGAGACCTGTCCGCGGGTGAGGAGAGCCAGCACGGCGAGCACGACCGCGTTGAGGGCACCCACGGTCTCAGGCGAGACGTTGAATCCGTAGGCGGAGAGCAGCGCGACTCCCGCGGCGACGAGGCCGGTGAACGCGGACGGGGCGATCGGGCGGGTCATCGCCGCGGTGACAGCGGCGAGCGCTCCGGAGATGACCGCTACCAGGGCGCCGGCCTGTTCGCCGGAGAGGCCTACGTTGAACGTCACGAGCAGCGACAGGCTCGCCGAGATGGCCGCGATGATGAGTGCGGGCTCTCTTCCGAAGATCTTCACTGTGGTCCTCTCAGCTGGCCTTGAGGGCGTTGTCGTAGGCGACGAGCGCGTTGTACTGGTAGTCGTACTGGGCGCCCTGCGGGATGTAGTAGTCGATGGTGTTGTCGTCCCAGCACTGCCACTCGGCGTCGGTGAGACGGCGGACCATGCCGTTCGCGAAGGTCACGAAGACCGTGGAGTCGTTGCCGCCGCGGCCGCCGCCGGCGCTCTTGGTGAGAAGGGCGCCGGTGGGGCGGGGGATCTTCGGGCGTGCGGGCGGGGTGGGCGTGGACATGGGTCAGGCTCCGATCGCTCGGTAGACGCGCGGCCGGCGGCGGCGCGGGGGCGTAGGGGTGGGCGGGGTCACCGGGGGCGCGGTCGGTACGGACGCAGCGCTGAAGAGGGCCGCGATGTCGAGGTCACCGGGATCCCAGTGGTCGTTGCCAGGGACTTGGCAGTGCCCGTAGTGGCCGCCCTTGGTCGTCCAGACGGTGCGAGACCGGGGCACGTCGTCGCTGCCGGTCCTCGAGAGCCGGCCGGCCGGGTACACGTCGGGGACACCCCAGCTTCTGATGGCTCGCATCATGGCTCGGTAGTTCGGGCCGGGCCGCCAGTAGCCGGTGAACGGCTTGGAGGCCTTCGCCATGTACTCGGTCTGGATGCAGACGAGTCCGGTCCTGTTGGTCCGCAGGTCGCCGTCGTTACGCAGGGCGCGCGCGGACAGGTTGAGGGGGCCGAACTGGCCGAGCATGTCCGTGATGGGGTCGTACAGCAGGTGCGGCTCGGAAGCCTTCTCGATCAGATAGTTCGCGGTGTCGAAGAAGGCGGCCCGTGTTCCAGCGCTGCCTTCGGTGGTGTGGTCGACCGCCCGCGGCGGCAGTTTCGGGGTGTCCATGGCGCCACCGATGACGCCGTCTCCGAGGCGGATGGCCTCGGGAATCCAGATCTCGCCCATGGGCGACACCTCCTGGGCATGAGGAAGCCCCGGCCGGTGCGGTCCGGGGCTGGGGACGGTCAGGTGTGCAGGAACTCGATCTGGATGGATGCGGCGGTACCGCCCGGCACGTCGGTGTTGAGGGCGCTGCCGGACTGCTGCAGGGCGGACAGAGTGATCTGTCGGCCGGCCGCGAGGTTGGCGATGCAGGTCCGTTCCTGCAAGGTGCCGACGTTGGCCCCGACCGCGCCGCCCTGGGATCCGGGGATCTGAGTGCCGTTGTCGTTGAGCCACATCGTGCGCCAGCCGCCACCGCCGGAAGCGACCCACGACACCATGGCCGTGAGCCGGTACTTGCCAGCCACCGGCGTCTGCCAGTACTTCCCGGGCACGTTGAGCCCGGACGTGTCGTCGAGGATCGCCGTGTTGATGTTGACCGTCGTGGTGGTGTTGTGCGGGATCGACTGGGCGGCGGACGCGTACACGAATGCGGAGAAGCGTTCGACGAGCCAGGCGCTGCCGTCGTAGTACGTCCACAGCTTCTCGGTCGCCAGCCAGGCCCGCATGCCGGCGACCGGGCTGGAGAGCGCGGCCGCGCGGGCGGCCGCGTTCGTGAACCGCATGTTCGTCTGGCCGGCCATCGCCGCCAAGTTCGTGGCGAGAGTCTGGGCGTTCGGGGCGTCCGTGATGGCCGTGACCTGGATGCCCTGTCCGTATGCGTCGGTGGCCACGTGAGCCCCCTTCTACGTGAGGCGGAATGTGGCGCCGTCGAGGGTGGCCCAGATGGCGGTGCCGGTGTAGTCGGTGATCTGGATGGTTCCGTCCGTGTTGACGTCGAGGGCCCCGTTGACTCCGGGGTTGACGATCGTCGTGAACCGGGCCTTGGAAGCGGGCCGGGCAGCGGCGGGCAATGTGGCGATGGTCGAGGTTCCCGTCGTCGACCCGGGCGCCTTGGCCAGGCCGGACAGGCTGACGGTGCCGTCGCCGTTGATGCGGTAGGCGGGCGAGTAGTGCGGGGCGCCCCACGCTGACCAGGTGCCGTTGTAGGTGAGCGCCTGCCAGGTGCCTGCGGTGGTCGACGGTGCCACGCGGCCGATGGCCAGCCAGTTCCCCATGCCGGAGACGGTGAGGATGATCGTGTCGCCGACGGCCGGGGTGACGTACAGGTCGGTTCGGCGGGCGACGACTCCGTCTGCCGTGGTGACGGTGCCGGTCGGCTGGATCGAGGCGACAGTGGCCAGCCGCCAGTCCGCCCCACGAACGCCAGGATCCTGGTCGGAGGCTTGCCGCACCTGGGCGTAGAGGGTGTCGGCGAGGTCGTTTGCCGCCTGCTGGACGGAGGTCACGAGTCCTCCTTCGCCGAGATCGTGCGGATGGTGAAGGACCCGCCGACATCCAGAGGAACCGGGAACGCAGACACCTGATGCAGCTCTGAGGTGCCGTCCTCGTAGACCACCCGGAGGACATCGCCGGTCTCCAGCGCCGGATTGGGGAGCGTGCTCAGCTCGGCGGAAGCGTTCGCCGCCTGCGCCTGCCGCAGCCGCAGCGTCGCCGCCAAAGTCGCCTGCAGGGAGGTCAGGATTGCCGGCGAGGTGACCGGCGTCGGATCCAGGCGGTGGCCGTAGGGGCCGTCCCAGTAAGTGGGACTGCCCGGGTCGGAGTCGACGACGAGCACCTGGAACGGCGCGACGCCGGCCTCCGAGTTTTCGCCACGGCCGAGTACCCCGTTGAAGACTCCGCCGCTGCTCATGCCACGGGAAGCTTGCACGTAGGTGCCGCCCTCTGCGGCCGAGACCGTCCAGACGGGCGGGGTCGTGAGGACGTCGGGCAGCTCCGCAAGGATGAAGGACTCGTTGCCGTCGGCGTACACCTCAGCCCCAATGACGGACGCCAACTCCTCGACCGCCGCCCAGGGATCCGCCCCCACATCCCAGGTGCGGGCGCCGATCGCCGCGTCGACCAGCGACCCGACAACAACGGAGGCTGTCGGGATCGACCGCTGGATCAGCGCGGTTATGGCACTGACTGCCGTACCCGTCGCCCGGTAAGGGCTGCTGAACCGGTCATCGGAGACGACGATCTCCAGCCCATTGCCGGTGATGGTGACCGGGCCCTCGTCAACGTCGCCACTGACGTCGTCGATACGGAACGTCCCGAGCGGCACCAGCTCCTGGGAGCCGTCGCTGTACTGCACGCCACGGCTGATCCGCAGGCGGGCACCGTAGATGCTGACCCGGTCCGCGGCGGTCCGCGGGATCAGCGCGGGGTCGGCGACCGTGACGGTGCAGGTCCGCCGCACCGCCCGGTTGCGGTCGACGGACACGCTGCCACCGGTGATGGCGAGGGTCTCCGCGACCCCGTCGGTTCGGATCAGGATCACCTCGGTGACCACGTCGTGCGATTCGGCGATGGCCTGCAGGAAGCGGTCCGAGACGGCGTACATCAGGCTCCGATCTTCCGGTCCAGGAACACGTCTTCCCAGGTCGCGTACTTGGACAGCACTTCAGCCCAGGTCGCGTTCTCGGTGAGGACGTCCTGCCAGGTACGGCCGGCCGAGCTGGCGACCCCCACGGTGGCCGGCATGTCGACCTGCTTGACGGGCAGCTGCCAGGTCCGCCACGGATCCGTCGCCATCCCCTGCCGGCCCTCCGCGGCCGCGCCGACGGCGACGTACATGTCGTCGACACCGTGCCCAGGGGTGGCCTGCCACAGCAGCACCGACCCGGAATCGAGCAGGCGGTGCAGGGCGGCGCGCTCCTCGTCGGACTGCGTGAACACCACGAGATTGCCCTCGAGGCCGCTGCGGACGTCGCTGAGGATGACCGTGTTCCGTCGGCTCCGGACCCTGTACTCGGCCTGCGTGACGGGCCGCGTCCACGACGGGGCCTCCGCCATCATGACCCGCATGTTCCGGTCCGGCCGGCCCGGGTCCTTCAGCCAGGCGTACTGGGGGTCGCCCGGATCGAGGGTCACACTGTCGCTGGTCCGGGTCTCAGGGGTCGCGCCGACACTGGCCGCGATCTCCACGTAGTACGTCACCGACACACCCAGCGGAGCCTCCGCGTCCTCGATGACCACCTGGTCGGCGGCGATCGCCTCGTTCTGGATCAGCCCCGAGGAGCCGCGGACCAGCGTGCGAGATCCGTCGGACGTAGCCCTCCACACCGTCATGAGGTAGCCGACGGTCAGCTCCCGAAGGGTCAGCGTGACCACCGCCGTCGCATCGTCCCCGGCGACCTCGATCAGCGGCAGAGCCTCCCACACCTGCACGGCGTCGATCCGCAGCGCCGATGAGGTCGCCGTCGCCGTCAGGGTCAGCTCCACCGCGGCCTGCGTGGCGAGTGCTGGCGCCGTGCCGTTGTGGGTGAGCACCCACCAGTCCGGCGTCGGCGCGGCCCCGGACGTCGAGGACGTCAGACCGAGGCTGTTGTTGGCGGCGTCGTACCAGCGGATGTGCCGCTGGATCGTCCACCCGCCCGCGGTGACGTTCGAGTACAGCTGCAGCCGGAAGTTCTTGCCGGCCGCGGAGCCGGCCGGGAACCGCGCCGAACGGATCGTGCTGGCTGTGGCCGTCGCCGAGGACACGGTGAGCGCGTAGGCGCCGTCCACGGCGTAGGCCCCCCACGGTGTCGACCGGGCCAGCGTGGCGACGCCGCTCGTGACGGTCCAGCCGGCCACGTCCTTCTCGAACGAGGCGTCGGCGTAGGGGATGATGCTGCCCTCGCGGATGACGGGCGCGGTCGCGATGACGGCGGTGTCGATCCGCATGACCTGGGCAGCCGTGCCCGAGGTGATACCGACGGCGAGCGTCGCGTAGGCGGTGGTAGCCGGGGCGACCGCCGATACCCGCTGCTCGTAGTAGCCGGTTCCGGGGGCCGCCAGGTTCGACCTGGTCGCCGTCAGCAGGACGTCCGCGGCCGTGTAGAACCGCAGCTCGACCCAGACGGTACTGCCCGAAGTGGGCGGGTTCAGGTAGCAGCGGCCCACGTACTCGGTGCCCGCAGTCGCCGCCGGCTTCTCAGTGATCTTCGCCGATGCGTTGCCGTTCGCGGTGACCGTCAGAGCCAGCACGTGACCGCCGGCCAGGTAGTAGTCGACCGGCCACGACACCATGGGCGCCTGCCGGGCGATCGAACAGTTCGTCTCCGCCACCCACTTCAGGGTGGCGTGCTCGATGTCCTCCGCGTCCGCCGACAGCAGGTTGCCGGGGGTGCGCATCGGAACGCCCAGGTAGACGTTCTCGAAATGGTTGACGACCGACCCCGCCGCCGGGGTCGCCGACACCACCACCTGCACATCCGAGGTACCGAGCGGAGGCGTCCCGGACACGGCGATGCGGTGCCAGGTCGCCGAGGCGGTGGCCGTCGTCAGGGACCAGGTGATGGAGATCTCGGCGTTGAAGACGTTCATCCAGCGCAGCCCGATCCGCTCCGGGACCGTGGCCCCGGAAGCGTCCGCGAACGCCTGGTACTCCTGCCCGGGGGTGACCGGGTAGGAGGACTGGGTGCGGGCCTGCATCTCACCGGCGGCGGTCGAGGACAGGCGCAATGTCCCGTCGCCCGACCGACCGCCGGTGCCCTTGCTGATGGTGCAGTTGAGCTTGGCCAGCCAGCCCGAGGTGTTCGGGTCGACCGTCTCGGTGACCAGCGACAGCATGTTGCCGGGGATCGCCATCGCCTACCCCCTTCGTCCGGGCCGGGTCGTCTGGCTCAGGTGCCGCATGCCGCCCACGACGCGCGCGTCCGCTCGCTCGTCCACGTAGGCATCGAACTCGCGGTCGCCCACAACGAGCGTCAGGCGATCACCAGCGGTAAGCCCCCGGTTGGCTGCCGCCAGCGAAGAGACCGCCTGCCACTGCGGCGCGGTGAGAATGGCCTCGGGCCGGCCTGTCGCGTTGACCGCGGTGGTGACGCCTGGCTGGAGCCAGCCGCCGTTGTCGTATTTCCTCAGAGCGGGGATGAAGCCGTAGCGCGCGTTGAACAGGGCGTTGTCGTACCCGCGGGCGCGCGCGCCCACGACGACGCCGTCGCCGCCGCGGCTCTCCACGTTCATGCCGGCCAGGGTGCCGGCGGTGTGCCCGACCCCGTCGTTGGTGATGCCGATCATGAACGGGCTTCGCAGGTTGCGCTTCCATCCGGGCGGGGCCGTGTCCCCCTGGAAGGAGAACGTCGACCACAGGCGGCCACCAGGGCTGAGGCCCTCGATAACCTTCTGGATGCCGGACATGAACCCGCTGCAGTCCCAGCTGGGATCGCCTGCACCGCCCCACTGATACGGTTTGCCGGCCTGCGACCGGGCGAAGCCCATGGCTGCGGCGACGGACCCAGAGGCGGATCCGCCAATCAGGCCCTCCGCGGCGGAGACGATCTTCTCCTTGAGGCTCTGCAGCATCTTGATCGGGAACTGGCTGAGCGCCTGCGCCCACTGCGAGCCGGTGAGGTTGGAGCCGATCTGGTCGCGGATGAACTTGGTCGCCACGTCCCAGGCCTTGCTGGGGCTGGTCATGAACTGGATGCCGTCCATGAGGGCGCCGCCGATCTGGCGCGCCTTGCCAGACAGCCAGTCGACGACACCTCCGTCCGCGTACCGCGGGATGCCGACGGCGCCGCCCTTGGCGAACGCGGATCCGCTGCTTGCTGCCCGCGCGCGGAGTGCCTCGACCGCGCCGTGGCCGCCGGCGCCGCGGACCTCGCGCGCCGTCCACACGTGCTCGCCGTTGGAGAGCAAGGCGGGGATGGAGTCAGAGGTGGCGGTGCCGGCGCCGAACACGCCGCCGCCCGTGGCGAACGTGAGCACGCCGAGCTGCTTGGAGCCGGTGAACTCCGCTACCTGATTCCACACCTTTCGGATGCCGTTGTTGTAGACGGTGTCGATGATGAACTGGACGGGCTTGCGGGTGATGTCCTTCAGGCCCTCCCAGATTCGGCCGATCGCGCTGACCCCTGTATCGAAGGAGTCACGGACGTAGCCAACGCCCTTCGAGACATTGTCGAAGGCAGGCTTGATCCAGTTCTGCCACACCCATTTGATCGCATTTCCGATGCCGTCCCACGCCGGCTTGATGGCGTTCTGCCAGAGCCACATGGCTCCGTCGCCGACCAGGTGCACACCGGTCATGATGCTGTTGAACGCGGGCTTGATGCCGTTGTTCCAAAGCCACAGGGCGCCAGCGACGATGCTGTCCCAGGCCGGCTTGATGGCATTGGTCCACAGCCACATGGCACCGGCGCCGACGAGCTTTATGCCGGCGACGATGAAGTCGAAGCTGGGCTTGATGCCGTTCGTCCACAGCCACATCGCTCCGGCAGCGATGAGGTCGAATGCGGGCTTGATGGCAACATCCCACAGCCACCAGAAGACCGCTCCGAGAACCTTGATGGCGGCCATGGTGGGGGCAACGAAAACCACGATGATCCCCGTAGCGACGATCTTGATCGCTTCCCAGATGCCAGCGAGCGCGGGCTGGAGGGCGTTCTCCCACAGCCAGAGTGCGGCCGCGCCAACCGCCTTCAGGCCGATCATGAGACCCTCGAAGGCGGGCTTGATGACCGACTCCCAGGCGTACTTCACCGCGGTCTGGATGCCGGCCCAGGCTGCCTGCACGATGGCGCGGAATGTCTCCGAGCGCTTGTAGGCGATGACGATGGCGGCCACCAGGGCGACAAGCGCGATCACGATGAGCGTGATCGGGTTGAGTGCCATCACCGCGTTGAGGACCGCCTGCGCTGCGGCGAACCCGTTGGTCACCGCAGTGCCGAGCAGGATCGCGCCGCGGTAGATGGAGAACACGGCGGTGACGGCGGCGGTCGCGATGGCCTGCGCGTTCAGTGCCAGGGTGAGACCGCCAACGAGGATCGCTGCCGGGAGCAGCCAGACACCCCATTCGCGCAGCCAGTCGATGACGGCCATGCCCGCCGTGAAGAGCCCCTTCAGGGCAGGCACGAGCGCCGCCTCGACCGCGGAGGCCAAGGCGTTGATGGGCGGCAGGAGGTCGCGGTTGAGCGCCTTCGCGACGTTCAGTACGACGGGCAGCGCCTCGTTGCTGAGGAAGTCGACGAAGTTCTGTTTGATCGTGCGGGCGAAAACCTCGAACTCGTGGCTCGGGCCGGAGTGGATCGTCTTGCCCAGTTCGGCCGCTGCGCCGGTCACGCTCTCGAAGTGGAGTGTCGCCTCGGAGGGGTCCAGTTCGAAGAGGGCTTGACCCAGGTCCTCGGCCTGCGTGCCGAACAGTCCGACCGCGGCGGCGTTCCTCTCCACCGGATCCTTCATCGCCCGGAGCTTGTCGAGAACCAGCTGAAGGCCGTCGCCTGCAGCGTCGCCGCCCTTCGCGATCTGCAGGGACATCTTCTCCGCGTCGAGCCCGATCGCCTTGTACGCGTCCTGCGACGACTGCGACATGTCGATCGCGCGGATCGAGAACTCTTTGAAGGCGTCGGCGATGATGTCGGTGTCCCGAGCGCCGGCGATGATGCCCTGATTGAAGAGGCCGATTGCTTCCTTGCCGTCGATGCCCAGCTTCTTGAACTGGACGCTGTACTCCTGGAATGTGTCCAAGAGATCGTTTGCGTTCGGGCCCAACTTCTGAAAGCCGACCGTGATCAGGTCGAGGGCATCCTCCGCCGATGGTGCGACCCCGTTCTTGAACATGGCGGCGACAGCCTCGGTCTGCCGCTCCATGTCCGTACCGAAGATGGTCGCAACGTCGGACATCTTGGCGCTGATGGATTCCAGCTGGGCGTTCGTCGCATCCGGGGCGACGAGGCCCGCGTTGACGACGGACCGGATCGCCTCGGCGCCCTGCTCGAAACTCTCCGTGATGCCCTTGCTGTAGAGCTGCCCGGCAACCTTGCCGTACTTAGCGGCGTCCTTGCCGGTCGCGCCAAGCTGGGCCTGCAGCGTCGAGGTGATGTTCGCCTGCTCAATCGCCTCAGTGATCCCCGCGACGAGGATTGCGCCGGCGGCCGCGCCCGCGGCGGCAACGCCGACGAGGAGCTTCTCCTTGAGGTTGCCGCCCGCCGCTTCACCGGCGTCACTGCCCGCGTCCTCGGACGGTCCGACGAGCTGGCTGCGCAGCTCGTCGGCGATGCCGCGGACGGAGGGGATGATCTGAATGGTTGCGTAGCCGACGTTCGGCACCCGGCACCCCCAGTCTGGTCAGGCGATGCGGCCGGCGGCGATTGCCTCGGCGCGCTCGCGCCTGCGTGTACGGGCGGCCTCAAGGCGGGCTACACGGTCGCCGCCATCGGCCTTGGCGCGGGCGCTTTGCAGCCACCAGCGCGGGTACGGCTTGGGCGCCTTGGGAAGGTTGGACTTCTTGTCGATGTTGCTGGCGACGATGTGCCAGTCGACGTTCTGGAGCATGTCGAACATGTCAGTGAGGATTACGGCTTCTGGGGTCGGCTCAGCCCGGCCCTCATTGAGGGCCGTCCTCACTCGGGATCCGGGCGGCAACCCATCGACGTAGGAGATCAGCTCGCGCCACGTCAGGTCGCCAGTGAACAGGTCTCGGAGCCGGACTCCATACTGGCTACGCAGGTCCGCCTCGAGGGCTCGGCCATGCCTCCGGATCAGTTCCCGGAGGCTTCGGATTCCCCCGTCTCAACTCCGGAATGCGCCTGCCACGCCTTGAAGAGCGGCATTAGTTTGTGCTGCGGCATGGGCACCTTACGGAAGTCTTCCCATTGATCACCGAGGGCGAGTCGGATCGTGTTCACCACGACGCCGATGTTTCCGGTCTCGGCAGCTTCGATTGCTTCCCAGGCATCGAGCTCCTGCATGTGGGTGAACTCCCAGCGCCGCCCTGCGAAGTGCACCCGGAAAGGGCGCAGTTCGACTTCTGCCTGGACGGCGTCGAGGTTGAAGTCGAACGGCTGGTCGTCCGGGGCCTTGCTCGTCGCGGTTCGGGTGGCCATGTCAGTGCTCGCTTTCGGGTCGCGGTTCGGGGCGGATGACCTGCACGGAGGCGGCCATCAGAGTCAGGCGGACAGTGCTCACACCGTCGGGGTTGAGGCCGATGTCCATCGGCTGCGCAGCGACGAGCCAGGGGAAGTGCTCGCCGTCGATGAGGATGGAGCTGCCGTGGATGACGATCTCCCCGGCTAGCTGCGGCTCGGGGGCCTGATGTCGTTCGGCGGCGTCGCCGTAGGCCATGGCGGCGACGACCTTGCCGCGCAGTTGGCGGGGCAGGTCGGCGCCTTCCTGGATGAGGCCGAGGGAGGCGGCCTTCTCCCGGATCTGCTGGTCGGTATAGCTGATGGGCATGGCAACTCCTGTCGCGGCTCAAGTGGTGCACCGGGGCGCGGCCGAACCGCGACAGAACTTCCGCGCCCCGGCGATCAGCTGACCGTCACCGCGCAGGTGTCGGAGAATCCGCCGTAGGAGGCGGTGATGGTTGCGGAGCCGGTGGCGACTGCGGTCACGTAGCCGTAGGCGACGGTCGCCTTGGTCAGGTTGGACGACACCCACGACGCGGACGCGGTGACGTCGGCGGTCGACAGGTCGTCGTAGGTGGCCGTGGCGGTGAGTGCGCCGATCCCCGCGACGGCCAGGGTCTTGGTTGCGGGCGCGACGTCCAGGGCCGTCATCGTCGGCGTGCCCTGCCGGTCGAAGAGGACACCACCGCCGGTGGGGTAGATCGTCGCGACGAACGTCATCGACTCGAGGTCGGTTTCGTTCTCGCCGTGGTCGCCGTCAAGCGAGATCTCGGCGTAGTTCGCGGAGATCAGGCGGCGAACCTTGCTGCCCTCGCGGGTCTCGAACGCGACGAGGACCTTGGCCGGCCGCGGCACGACGATCTGCGAGGACGTCGACCCGGGCCACAGCAGGGAGAACGTGGTGTCGTTGTCCTCAAGTGCCGTGAACGACTTGGTCAGCTTGAAGTGGTTGCGGCTCGTGCGGACGAGGATGCCGCCCCACGCGAACTTGTCGTCCGTGTCCTCGTCCCGGGACTCCGGGAAGCCGTCGTCTCCATCGAGGAGACCGACCAGCTCCCAGTCCACACCGAACGGGGTACCGGCGTTGGCGGGCAGGGTCGCGGAGAGATTGGTTGAGATGTAGACGTCCGCGTCCGTCCACAGATTTGCCTTCAGCGGGTCGCCGGCCACGGCGTCCTCCTTCATTGGGTAAGGGGTTGTCGTCGCAGTTCGGCGGACGAGATCAGGCGCTGAGCACCTGGGGCTTGACGTTGGCGAGCACGGTGAACGTGGACAGGTCGATGCCAGAGGCGGCTCGCTCGGCGCCTTCGTCGACCGCTGCGATCGGGCCGGTCCCGGGACGGGCGCCGCGGATGACCGGCCCTGAGTGCACCAAGAGCAGGGCCTGGCAGAGCATCGCCAGGTCGTGGGCCTGGTCTGCGTCCTCGTGCCAGACGGTGACCCGCAGGGTGCAGCGGGCGTTCGCCATCGACGAGTGCGGGAAGTCGGCGTCCTTGCGGACCATGACATAGGGCAGGCGCGGCATCTCGGGCGAGCGGTCTCCGGGAACCCGGGTGCCGACGGTGACACCGTCCACGAACCCCTCCAGCCTCCCGGCCAGTGCCGCCCGTAGCACAGACGCGCCCGCTGCCTGGACGTCACCGAAGACGACGAGCGGCTTCATCGCTCCACGGCCTTGACCTCGAGGCCAGCCTGCGCGGCCGCGCGGGTGAGGATCCCATCGCGCGCCTGCCAGGCCATGCCGCGAACGTCGGCCACGACAACCGTTGCCGCGCCGCGGTCAGTCGTGTACTTGCGGACCTCAATGGGGACGCCGTCACGGACGAGTGGCTTCACATTGTCGGCGACCTGCTGCGCGTACCCGTCGACCAGTTCCCGGACTGCCTGGCCCCTGAGGACTTCGCGGACGCCGGCCGCATCCAGCTCGAACTTCTCCAGCACGGTCGCCTCCTATCCGGTGGACCGCTTCATCTCGAACTCGACGTGGTGGATCGCGTTGACGAAGAGCTCGGGCCAACGCGCGACTTCGCCGTCGACCTCGAGGGTCAGGCCGTCCCACTCAATGCGGTCGTCCGCGCGGATGTCGGGGTTGGTGCCCTCGGCGGACTGGACGTGCCAGCCGGTGATCTTCGACGAGCGGGTCTCGTCGTGCGTCTCCTGCTGGATGCTGGGCTGGATGTTGACCTGCTCGACGGTCAGGCGGGTGGCGGTCGCCCAGTCGGCGACCGTGTTCCCACCGCGGTCCGTGCGCGTACCCGCGCGCACCCGCACGAGCGTCTGGTTGAACATCATGTGTCGCTGCCCGTCTGGACCTGATGGCGCTCGACGGCCGCCGACCACTGGCTGGTGACGCCCGTCTCCCAGGTGACGGACTGCCCGCCGACGGCCTTGGACTTCAAGCCCGGTTCGGCCCGGTACGAGGCGCGCGCCTGCTCGATGACCGCATCCGAGATGTCGGAGGGGATCTCCGCCCAGCCGTGGCTGTAGGTCACCTGAACGCAGCGGAGCTTGTCCGGCCAGACCTGGCAGCCGAGGCGGCGCAGGACGCCCGCCTCGGACCAGTCGTAGTCCGTCCCCGCGGTGAGCTCTTCGCCCTCGAGTACGACCTTCTCGACGGCGGTCGTGGGCCAGACCGGGAGCAGAAGCGACTGCCGGCCGTTGCCGTCGAGGGTTATCGCCTCGTCCTCGACCAGATCGACCTCATGGCCGACCGCCCCCCGGAACCGCTGCGACGCGGACCGGAGAACCTCCAGTAGCAGCGGGTCGCTAGCGGAGACCCGCAGGTAGAGCGCCAGCCTCGCCGGATCGGCCAGCGGCGTGTCAGTCGCCACCACCCGCACCGCCCTTGCCGCGAGGCGCACGCGCCTTGTTGGCCGACGTGTCGCGCGACTTGTTCGGCTCCGAGGCGGCCGCCTTGGCGGAGCTGCCGGATTCAACGAGATCCTCATCGGTCAGGCCGTGACGCTCCGCGTCCTCCGTGCTCAGCTTCAGCACGGACTCGCTACCGCCGGGGGACGTGTATCGATACTTCCTGAGCGGCCCGCTCATTGCGGCCACCTCCTCAATGCTCTGGCCGAAGGGCGTGACGGTCGAGGGCGGGCCGCACGCCGCATGTTCGGCGCCGCACGGGCACCGCCCTCTGGCCGTCTGCCGGATGAACAGGGTCACAAAGCAAGGAGACCGGCTGTGCGGAGCTTTGCCAGCAGGTCATTGTGTGCGGTGCGGAGCACGCCGAGGTCGACGACGACCTTGTCGAACTCTGCCTTCGTGGGATTCGCACCGGCCGCCGCGGCGGTAGTCATCGCGGCGGCGTTGGCAGAGGCGGCAGCCTGCTTGCCTTCGCGGGCCGCGCCCGCTCCCGGGTTCAGATATGCCATATCCTGGGCCTCCTGTAGGTCTAAGGAAGCGGCCAGCGGTCCAGCTTCCTGGTGTTGCAGCTGGTGCAGATAGGGCGAAGGTTCGCCAGCATGTGTGGCCCGCCCTTGGCGAGCGGCTTCACGTGGTCGATCGCCTGGTACGGAACACGGCAGACCCAGCAGGCATGGCCCCAGTAGGCGACCTTGGCTGCCACGTCAGCACTGGTGAATGCGTAGAGGGCCACGCCCTTCTTGATCGCCGCGTTTCGGCGCCGCCAGATTTCGCGGCGCCGCTCAGGGTCGAGCTGATGCCGCCGACGCGCGGAGGCGTGGACGATCTCCCTGCGCCGCTCCGGGTTGGCCGTCGCCCAGATACGAGATCGGCTTTTGGCGGCTTCCGGGTTGCCCCGGTACGCATCCTGCGCTCGGGCTTTGTAGGTCTCGGCGTTGGCCGCGTAGTGATCCCGCATGGCCGCGTTTCGCTTTTCGCGATTCCTTGCATGCGATTCGGCGTCTGCCACTCGCTTGCATGCTCGGCAATACGGGTGAAGTCCGTCACGCCAGCGCTTCCCGGGCGGGTAGTCGCTTGTGGGTTTCGTTGCGCGACATCGCGCGCACGTCTTACCTTTGGTCACGGTCGGGCTCCTGGTTGAGTCAGGTTGTCCGGCTGGCCCCGGCGCAGTGTTAGAGCACTGCGTCGGGGCGTTTTGTTGTAGCCAGCCTACTGACGCATCAGGCGGTCAGGTCGACTTCAACAAAGGCGGAGGGCTGGATGATGCCAAAGGCGGCACGCATTTCCGCCAGGATGGCGATGAGGTTGCGCGTGAAGTAGTCCGCGTGACTGTCCGTCATGGTGATGGAAGACTGTTCGCGGTCCCAGAGAACGGCCTTCTTGAAGTCGCCGATGTACGCGGTGCCGGCCGGGGTGGACTCCGACTCCACGACCCGCACGCCCCACAGCTCTGTCGCCGAGCCCGGTCCGCTCGGACCGCCGAAGTAGTAGCGGCCCTCGTTGTCCTGCAGGAGGTCGACGGTCTCCAGGTCGGCCGGGTTGATCAGGAGGGTGTTGGCGTTGGAACGGCCGACGTCGCGGACCTTCCGCTTCGCCTTGCGGATGGTGACCAGAGCGTTGGTGTCCCAGGCCTGCGCCTGCACGCCGGAGACGTTGCCGAGGCCCTCGAAGTTCTCGCCGGTGCCGTCGCCCTGAACCATCTGGTCTTCGAGCTCCTCCTCCAGTCCGTAGCGGAGGAATGCATCGATGATGCTGCGGATCTGGGACGCGTCCGAGAGCGCGCGACGCGTGATCGGCATCCAGTGCGCGATGGTGCGCACGGGGGTGGTGACACGGACGGCGGCCAGCGCCGACTCCGGCTTGTAGCCGCCACCTGCGTTGGGAACGAGGGCGCCCGCTCCGCCGGGGGCGGTCGGCGCGGCGGAGCTGGTCGCTTCCGCGACAGGTGCCGCGTTGTTCGTGGTCGACGTCATGCGAACGTACTCGACCGTGTCCGACGTAGTCGTCAGGACGGTGACCTGATCACGCAGGCGCAGCGGGCGCTGGAACGTGTTGAGGCCGAGCTGCAGGCCGAGGAAATCGTTCTGCACGAACGCGCCAGCACTGGTGTCCGATGCGCCCGTGACGAGGGACTTGAAGGCGACCGGCCGCGACTGAACGCGGGAGTCCTTAGAGAACACCCCGTTCGGAACCGATTCGATCAGGCTCTTGTACTCGCCCGATGCGACGAACTGCGCGCCGAGACTCTCGTGGGGTCCGGGCACGATGATGCCGCTTCCGGACTTCCGGCCACCCCTGGGGTCGGATGAAGCATCCGGGGCGATAGCACTCCCGAGGTCGCTCAGGGTCTTCCGGAGCTCCTCGTCGCCCTTGAGTCGCAGAACCTCATCACGCGCCTCGGTGGCCTTGGCCATGTGCTCGCGCGCCTGGCTGTTCTCGTCAGCCGTGAGGTCTCGATCTCCGTCCGCCTTGGCGCGGTCGAGGATCGCAGTCGCCTCGGTCACGTGGTGCTTGATCTGCTGGTTCAGATCTTCAATCTTGCTGGGCATAGGTCCTCATCTCGGTAGCGAAGCCTGGAGCTTGAGCAGCTCAAGGCGAGTGCGCATCCCGAGCGAGGCGGTTCCGGCCTTGGCGGCATCCTCGGGGGATGCTTCGCGGAGGTCCGGCGTGGCCTGCTGCTCGGCGCTGCTCGGGTTTTTGTCCGGGGACTCCTGGGCGGGCGGGATTTCCTCGGACTTCGCGGAGGGCTCAAGGCCGTCGGCGGCCCCAGGATCCGGCTGGCCGGACTCGCTGGACGTGTCGCTGGCCGCAGCCTTCTCGGGCTGGGCCGATCCGAGTACCTCGCCGATCGCCTCGTAGGCGGCCGCGAGAGCCTCGAAGTTCTTCTGTGACAGGACGCGTCCCGCCTTCGCCCCGCGCGCCAGGCCGGTGGCCTTCGCAGCGAGGAGTTCAGTCTCCTGGTTCGCGCCGACTAGGCACGGCCCGACCTCGTGGAGCTTGAGGCGCCGCAGCTCGTAGTAGCCGCCGTACTTGTGATTCTCGTCCTCAACCCAGGCGCCTTCGTTGACATCGTAGGCAAAGCTGAACTGAGTAACGCGACGAGACTTGAGCAGCCGGTAGACCTGGGCTGCGGTCGGGTTCGTGTCGAGGTCGTCGATCTGGCCGGTGACCTCAAGGCCCTGCAGCGTCTCGACCGCCTTGACGACTACGCCGACGTGGGCGAACGGATCACCCCAGGCGTGGGACCAGATCACGGGGATCGGGTCGCCCTTCTCGCCCCACTCGGCCAGGGTCTCCGTGAACGCGCCGGGGCGGACGACGTCGCCGACGCTGTCCTCGTTGCCGAACACCGAGACGATCGCAACGAACTGCCCCTCGGCCAGCCCGTCGGCGACGCCCGCCGCCTTCACCCTGGCGGTGAAATCCTTGGTGCGCACGTCATCCCTCCTTCGCGTAGTCGAGAGTGCAGTTGCAGTTCACGAGCTCGTCGACCTTGCCCTGGCCGTCGCCGGGCCAGCGCAGGCCGTTGGAGAACACGTCGTCGAGGCTGACGGACTCGCCGTCCTGGGCCTTGTGGGAAGGCCGCGGATTGCGGCCGCCAGTGCGCCAGATCTTCTTGGTCAGCCCGGAGGCGGAAGCCGCATCGTGGCCGCCGAAGCTGCGCAGCTCCGTAGCCGCGGTCACGGCACGGACCGCGGCCGCCGACTCCCACGAACCGGCCGCGCCGATCAGGCGGTCGCGCCAGCCGTCAGCTCCACCTTCCTGTACGGCGGCCACGGCTTTCCGGCCGGCCTCCTCGTGCTGTACCGCGTGCGTGTGCGCGGCCGCGAGAATCCACGCCAGCATGACGTCTGCCGACCAGTCCTCGGCGCCCGGGTTCCAGACGTTCAGGACCTCCCAGGCGCCGACCTGCGCAAGGCGGTAGCCGTGGTCGGAGAGGAGTGCCTCCAGCTGGGCGATCCGATCCTTGGACCCGGCGGCCCACAGCGCCACCAGGTCGGGCAGGTCGTCGGCTTTCGCGCCCGCGGCCGCCAGCAGCTTGTCGGCCTCGCGCTTCGTCCACTTCTCCAGTGACGTCGCGAGCGCCTTGCCCTCGGTCGCCGCGGTACCCAGCTCAGACGGCCTGCCGCTCTTGACCAGCGCCAGGCCCCGCGCTTTTGGGAGCGCCGCCGGATCGGGCGCCGTGTCCCGCGGCGAGGCGAGCCCACCTTCGGTCACGTTCATCGGCGTGATCAGCGAGTCGCCGCCGTCGATGGCCGGCAGATTGTTCCGGGCGCGGGTCTCATTGACCGTCATCCACGGCCGGCCCGTCGCCGTCGAAGCGGCTACCGCCTGCTCCTCAAAGCTGCCGCGCAGCTTGGCGTCGATGTTGAACTCGCAGTACACGTCGTCGTTGTTACCGGGCAGGTCAGGCAGGATCTGCGCGACGATCTCCTGCTGCAGCATCACCATCCACGGACCGAGCGTGTCCTGGTACAGGTGTGCGTGCTGCTCCTTGATGTTCGAGTAGGTGGCGTGGTCGAGGATCCCGATCAGCGGAGGCGGGATGAAGTACGCCGCCGAGACCTCTTCACGGGTCAGCTTGCGGGCCTCGATGTACTGGGCCTGCTCCGGGTTGAAGCCGACCGGGATGTAGGTCATACCGTCCTCGAGGATCGGCGTGCCGCCCTCGGCGCCACCACCCTGCGAGAACGTTCGCCACATCTCACGGAAGCGGGTCTTCTCCTTGGCCCCCCAGTCAGGTGCGTCAGCTGGACGCTGCAGGACGCCCGTCAGACGGGCGCCGCCCTTCCACATCTGCGATCGCTGGCGGGCCGCCTCGGACGATTCGAGCAGCAGCTCGCGCAGCGACTCGATCGGCGAAGAGCCGACGGTCAGGTTGTCGGGCGAGTAGCCATGGATGTGGACCACTTCGTCCACGGCGAAGTCCCGGCCACCCGCCGTCTCGTAGTACTTCGGCGCGATCCAGTTCCCGCCGTGCGGGCGGATCAGAGAAGGCGGCACGGGAAGGATCCGCAGCTGGCCATCGAGCTTCAGCTTGATCCCGTACCAGTGGTCGTACACGCCGATGTCGGAGACCATCCGCTCAACGAACCGGTACGTCGTCATGCCCGGCATCGGGGACGCCAGGAGCTTGGCCAGCGGGTGGTCCGTCAGCCTCTCCCTGTCGGTGTCGCTCACCCGGCGGAAGGTGTGGATGCCCAGCTGCGCAATGTTCCGGGCGAGGAAGCCGATCACGGTACGGACCTGGGGCTGAGTGCGCCAGATCGTCTCGTACTCCCACGGCATAGCCGGGAGAGTCATCGCCGCATATCCGGGGGTGACGCCAGCGCCGGTGATCGCGAGCTGGCCGGAGGAGACCACGAACGCCATCAGCCACCGCCCGTCGCCAGAACCTGGATGAACTCGATCCGCGCGCGCTCGATGACAACCTCGCCGTCCATCGGCTGCGGGGCCCGGCCGGGCTCCAGGAGCTCGGTGTCACGGAGTACGAGCAGTGGCCCGCGCTTCGCCCACAGCACCCCGGAGAACGCCTTGTCGGCGAGGTTGACGACGACCCTCTTGCGCACTGCGGTACGGCGCCAGGCGAACATGCGGCCTCCTGTCCGGCCGCCGGAGGGGCCCAAAGTATTGCGGTCTTTGCGGGCTTATATGCCGGAATGACCGGTAGAATTAGGCCAGTTCACGCACGCTCATGGAGGTCTCCAGTGCGCTTTCGCGTAACACTCACCGGCACGCTGCCGCTGCTCATGCACAACGCCCAGCTGTCCGATCCCCTCAACCCCCACGCGCGCGCCATGAAGTCGGCCTCGGCGAAGCGAAAGAAGACGGACGCCGACCACGAGGACATGGCCCGACTGGAGTTCCTGGGCGGCCTGTACTACGACCCCGACGCCGGACCATTCGTCCCCGGCGACAACATCCAGCGCTGCCTCGTGGACGCTGCCAAGCTCACACGGTCAGGACGGCAGGTGACGCGAGGCGTGTTCATCTCCACCGACATCAACCCCGTCGCCTACCGAGGTCCACGCGATCCGGCCGAACTCTGGCTAGACGAGAACTTCCGGCACCGTAAGTCGGTCAAGGTCGGCATGTCCCGGGTCATGCGCACGCGCCCGATGTTCCAGCAGTGGGCCGTCGAAGCAGACGGCGAACTCGACGAGACCGAGCTGAACCTCGAAGAGCTACAGGAGATAGCCGACGCCGCCGGAACGCGGATCGGACTCGGCGACTGGCGCCCCCGGTTCGGGCGCTTCACCTCCAAGGTGGAGGCGCTGTGAACCACTTCGAACCGGTCGGCGAAACCGCCCGATGGCGCACCCTGTACGACATGCTCCAGGCCGCTGACGTCGACGGCATCCTGACCTACGAGGCGATGGCCGAAGCCCTCTGCCTGCACGCAGTGAACGACCGGCATGTCATTCAGATGGCCATGCGCCGGGCCGCCCGCGAACTGGAGATCGTCGACAAGCATGCCGTCACCTCTGTCCGCAACGTGGGCTACAGGGTCGTGCGTCCCGACGAGCACGTCGTTCTCGCGAGGGGCCAGCAGCGCCGGTCCACGCGCGCGCTCGCACGCGGTCATTCGAAGGTCGTCAACGTTGATCTGAATGGCCTCAGCCCCGAGGTGCGCCAGCTGACGGAGGCGACGATGCGCGCCTTCTCCATGCAGCTGGAGTTCAACCGCCGGACCGACGTTCGACAGCGGCGCCTCGAAGACGCCGTCGCCTCCATGGGGCAGCGAGCCGAGAGAACCGAGGACGAGATTGCCGAGCTGCGGACTCGCCTCGCCAGGCTGGAGCAGGCAGAATAGCTAGCTCAGGGTTTGGCCTGGCGAGTCCATGCGATGCATGGCCGGGCCTGGCGGGTCATGGCGATGCATGGGAGGGCGTCCACTTCGGTGGGCGCCCTCAGCCCATTCAGGAAACGGTCAAGAGCCTGTCGCGCTTGACGATGTTGCATCGCAGATGCGCCAGCTGGAGATTCACTGCCGCATCCGATCCGCCCTTCGCCCTCGGCAGTACGTGGTCAATGCTGACCGAGAAGGGGTCCGGGAACTTCAGCCCGAGGTCTATTGCCGTGTCGCAGAGTCGGCAGTCCGAACCGTCACGCTTGACGAGCTGCACGACGCTCGCGCCGTACCGCCTGCTCTTCGCACAAGGAGTGCACATGCGGGACGTGGAACGCTTGCGCCACCCCGCCTTGGTCCGCTCCGTCATGAGGTCGACGGGGTCGCTGCACAGGACGCAGGTGAAGGTGACAGGGATTCTCCCGTCGTGGAGCCGGAAGAACGCGTAGCAAGCGCGGGAGCAGAATCCCCGCTTGGGCTGATCCTTCGGGTTCCGCCGGGCGCACGCCTGGCAGAACTCAGTCTTAGGTGAGATCTTCCGCAGCGTTCGCGGCTCGCCCTTCTTCCACCACTGCGAGTAGTGGCTCTCGCACCAGCCGCGCTTCACGCCCCGGGAATGGCACCCCGCGATAGAGCATTCAGGCAAGCACGCGTCGGAGCAGTAGATCCGATCGCCCCGGCGTCGGGCTCCCGTCGCCTCGGAGCCGCACGTCCGGCAGTACTTGGGGGCAGTGCGTACATGCGCTGCACACCGCTTCGGCCAGGGACCCCGGTTCGACCTGCGCGCCACCGGCGCTTCGCAGTCGACGCAGCACGGAGTAGGGTTCTCCATGTCAACCTCTCATCTAGGTTGGCCAAGCCCCGGGAGTGTTAGCGCACTCGCCGGGGTCTCGCATTAGACCACCATGATCTCTTCGTCGTCCGCGTACCGGGACTTGCGACGAGGGGGCCTGGCGACTACTTCCGCCATGGCGGTTGCGAGCGCTGATACTCCATCAATTTTATCACCCGAATTCGCCTTGTCGGGCTTTACGTTGCCCGCCGGATCCATTGCCACGGACAAGTTATCGACACACCATCTGGTCACCGGATGGCCACCATGGCGAAGGGCGGGCCGCTCGGCCGTACCCTGCAGCGTTAGCCGCTGGATCTCCTTGAGGACCGGGCTCATGGTCGCGAAGCCCTGCCGTACCTTGACCATTGGCGCCCGCTCGCTGACCAAGTCGTTGGTCAGCTGGCTGGCGTTCCACGGGTCGTAGCCGATGGACTTGACTTTGAACAGGTCACGGTCCCGCCGGATCTGCTCCTTGATCCAGTCGTAGTCCGCGACGTTCCCCGGCGTCGCCACCAGGAAGCCCTCCCGAACCCAGCGCGACGCGGCACCCGCGGTCCGCTTGTCCAGCGCACGAAGGTTGTCCTCTGGCGTCCAAAACCTGAAGACCGCATCGAGGGTGCCAGTGCGGTCGTCGGGGAAGAGCCAGCACAGCGCGCAGAGGTCAGACGAGCTCGCGAGGTCCAGGCCGCCATACGCCTCCCGCCCCTCGAACCGCCGCTCGTCGACCATGGACGCGTTGCGGTCCCAGGCCTCCAACGTCAGGAACCGCGTCGTCTGCTTGGTGCGGATCCCGAGGTGCAGGCGCAGGAACTTCGCCAGGTCGGCCGGCGACTGCTGAGCCTCAGCCGACGCGCCCCGCAGGTACGCGGCGGAGGGGGACACCCCGTAGCCCGGGTTGGCCTTCCGCCATGTCGCCTCGGCGTGCGGGTCGTCGTCCTCGTCGGCACCCCAGACCACGCCGTAGGTGTCCAGGTCGTGCAGCGCGCCGCGGGCCAACTGTTCGACGTACTGCCGCTTGCGGTCGTAGATCGACTCCTGCTTGCCCTCGTCTGCCGTCGTGATGATGATGACCAGCGGCTGCCGGCGGGAACCGGTACCCGTCTCGATCGTCTCCACCAGGTCGGGCGACTTGTGGACGTGCAGCTCGTCAATGATCCCGCCGTGGACGTTCGCGCCGTGCAGCGCCTCTGCCACCGACGAGACGACGGTGAAGTAGCTGCCGGACGCCGGGTGCGTGATCTTCTTGGTGAACGCCTTGACGTTCCCCTTCAACGCTGGCGCCCGCTCCGCGATCGTCTTGATCGGGTCGAACGTGTAGCGGGCCTGCTTCTCGCTGGTCGCGGCCGCGTACACCTGGGCGCCCGGCTCCGAGTCCGCGGCCATCAGGTACACGGCAATGCCGCCCGAGAGCGTCGTCTTGCCATTGCGGCGGGGCACGTCCACGTACAGCTTGCGGACGATCCGCACGTATCCCTCGGCCTCGTCGTCCCAGCGGACCCAGCCGAACACCGGCGCCAGGATGTACGCCACCTGCCACGGGTCCGGATCCAGCGGCTTACCCGCCCACTTGCCCTGCGTATGCCGCAGCAGGTGGAACGACTTCAGAACCTTGTCGACCCGGTGGGGGTCGAAGACGGCGCCGGGGGCGTCGCCTGGTGAAGGGGTCTGCACCTTGGGCGGGCAGTCCGGCAGCGGAATTCCACGATCCTGCAGATACCAGGCGACCTCCGGGGAAATGCCCAGGTCAGCCGGATCCGGAGCTCGCGAACGGGTTCGCTTCGCCGTCGCCATCGTCGCCCCCGCTTCGCGCCAGGGCCTGCTCCGTGGACGGGGTCAGGCCGAAGTGGGCGGCCCAGGACCGCATCTCACGGCCGGCCGCGCGGGCGATCCCCACGGCAGGGTGGGCCAGCTTGCCCTGGCGCGCCTCGATGAACTGGCCTTCCTGCTGGACGGTCAGCGTCGCCTCGACGAAGGTGGCCCAGGCCTCGCAGTACGCCGCGAGCGCAGCCCGGTCGGACTCCTTGACGAGGTCGAGGCGGGACAGCTCAGGCAGAACACGGTCCCACTCGGCGGCCGCCTCGGGTGATAGCCAGTCGGGCGCCGCGGGCGGCAGGCGCTTGAAGTCGGGCCCCGAGTTGACCTTCCGGCCCCCCGAGTCTCGGCCGGCGGAACGTCCCTCGATCAGCTTGAGCCCAGCCGGCTTGGCGGTTCGGGGCATGGTCAACACCCCCAGGAACCAGTCACTTAGCGTTATCGCAGGTCAGGGGCTTGATCCCCCTATAGCCGTTCTGAGCGTGCGCCATCCCAGCTCACCGCGGCGCTGTCCAGGATGTCCGATTTGGTGATTTTGACTCCCCTACCCCCTCCCGGGGGCCTCTCCGGGGGTAAATCCCGGGTTCCGAGGGCCAAATTCGAGCTCTCAGAGGCCCGAAAATCGAAGATCCGAGCCCCATTTTCTCACCCAAAAACGACCTTGTACAGGGTCAAAATGTGAGCCGCGAGCCCTCTGGATGAGTCCTCTGACGCCTGTCTTGATCCGATTTGACGTCGTGACAGCCGCTGCAGAGCGTCTGGAGGTTCGCCATGTCCCACTTCGAGCCGCCTTCGGACAGCGGGATGATGTGGTCGACCTGGAGATCGTCACGCGAGCCGCACCATCGGCATGAGGGCTCTCGTTCGAGCTGTCGAGCCCTGAGGTCACGCCACTTGCGTGTCGAGCCTGAACCCCAAGCTTTCGACCTGTTCGCCCACGCCTTCCTCTGGTGTGCCTCGCACCTGCCTTGCGTGGTGAGCTCCTGACACTCGGGATCCCCGCACCTCGTTGGGGGTGACGTCGGCATACCCTCCCCCTCCCCTCCCCGTACCCCCCCTGCCCCCTTGAGGGGGGTGGGGGGTGTCTCCTGACCCCTAGGAGGGGGTGAGCTCCTGGAGGGCTGCTGTGATGCGTCTGGCCAGGTAGGCGTGCCCTGCATCCGTGGGATGGACAGCATCCGTACCGATGTAGGTGTCCGCGTTCCCTGAGCCTGTAGTGGCCCCTACGCGCCCTGTGCCTGTGATCCATGGCCCGTGGGTGGCTACGAGCGTCCCTGAGGCGTCGTAGCACCTCCCTGTGATCGGGCTGATGAACGGGAGGCTTGCAGCTGCTGCTTGCGCCTTCAGGGTGTCGTCGGTGTTCGTCAGGGACGCTCCTGGTGAGCCCGTGGGTGACCAGCAGCCGATGACGTAGACCGTCGCGTTGGGCAGTCCGGCCTTGATGGTGCTGTACAGGCTTGCCGCGGCCGCCGCGATGGCCGGCTGGGAGCCTCCGTTGTCGTTGTAGCCCGCCCAGACGACGAGCTTCGTCGGAGCGTTGGCTATGACGTCCGTGGCGACCCGGTTGGCGAGAGTCGCGTAGCTGCCGGCCGTGATGTAGCCAGTACCGCCGCGCGCTTCGTTCCAGCAGTTGTCGTAGCCGAGGAGCGAGGCCGTCTTGGGCGCCCAAGTGCCTGCTCCGCCGCCGGTATTGATGGCGGAGCCGTCGGGGAGGCTGTCGCCGAAGGCCATGAAGCGGCCTGGGCGCGTAGCTGTCGACCACATGGTCGCTCCGGGGGGAAGGTGAACCCCTCCGAAAGGCACCGTGTAGAAGTCGAAGCGCACGGTCCTCGCCTGCGCTGCTCCGAGGTTGACGGTCATGAGGTGGGTGCTGCCCGGGGTGGTTCCGCCTATGGGCTGCATGAGATCGGTGTATCGCCGGCCGTCGATGGTGAGCCGGTAGCAGCCTGCGCTCTGGTAGTTGAAGCGGAGCTGGAGGACAGCCGCGTCGGTTCCGAATTCCACGGACCAGACGGACTGGGAGCTGGAGAGGGTGCCGCGGGTGTTGGGGTAACGGCTGATCGGCAGGACGTTGCTTGAGTCCGGAGTGCCGGAGCCGATCTGGAAGCCTGTAGCTCCGAGGTAGCGGAACGGCCCTGTAACGTCGGAGCCTGTCAGCGCAACGCCTGACGGGGCCCACTTCACGTACCCGGAGGTGGGCGTGCCGGTCTGGGCGACGCTGATCGACGTCGGGGCGGGGGCCGGCCCGAGGTTCTCGAGGAGCATCCGCCACGGGTAAGTGCTGTTGGCGTAGACCTTCCCGGAGGACGTGCCGGAGTGGACGAGCGCGATCGTCGCCATGCCGGCGGTGGTGATGTGCGTCGAGCCGACGGTGAACATGCCTGCGGAGGCGGTCTTCGAGAAGCTGACGCTCGGGTAGAGCTCGGGCGCGCCTTCGGTGAGCGGGGTGCTGGTGCCCGAGGCTCCGTACTGGTCGATCGCGCCTGCGTTGGTCAGCAGAGCGAGGTCCATGAAGTGGGCGCCGACGTACATCATCGACATGTGCACGCGGATTCGGTCGCCGGCCACCGCGGGGATGGAGCACTGGAGCGGCGTGCCCACGGACGTCGTCGCGATGATCCACGGGGTGGTGGACGTGAGGTCGACGACGGCGCCGTCGGTTATGCGGGCCTCCGCGGTGCGGATCCCCGCTCCGTCAGCTCCGGCAACGCCCTGAGTTCCTTGGGCACCCGTAGCGCCAGTCGGGCCGGTTGCCCCTGTCGCGCCAGTGGCTCCAGCTGCTCCAGTCGCGCCGGCCGGGCCCTGAGGGCCTGTGGCGCCCGTAGGGCCGGTGGCCCCGGTCGGACCCGTCGCTCCGGTAGGCCCGGGGTTGCCTTGGGGACCTTGGGGCCCGATTGCGCCGGCCGCCCCGTCGACTCCGTCGGCGCCGTCCGCTCCAGCGGGGCCCGCGGGACCTTGAGGTCCCTGGGGGCCAGTCGCGCCTGCGGGACCCGTAGCGCCCGTAGCTCCGGCGGGGCCGGTGGCTCCCGTAGGCCCTGTCGGTCCGGCGGGCCCTTGGGGTCCGGCCGGGCCGGGGACGGTCACGTAGTCGCCGTTGGCGGGGTCGGTCGGGGCGAGCGTCAGCAGAGGGATGCTAGGGCCGAGTTCGGCCGCCAGGAGGATGGAGTAGGCACGTCCTGCGGCGTCGTAGGGGCGTTCGCTGACGCGGTAGGTCCAGCCGGTGGGCGTGCAGTCGTCGGCGTCGGAGGCGAGGAGCTTGATGCCGGTCGTACCGTCGGCGGCCTTGAGGACGCCGTCGACCCATTCGCCGACCACGTCGCCCATGACGATGACGCCGTGGACGGCGGAGGTGATGGTGGGGACTTCCGGGCTGAAGACGACGGTGCCGCGCATGGGGCTGCCGTCGGGGTGGGGCCGGACGTCGGTGATGGTGACGGTCTGGAGGCCGGCAGGCAGCGGCATGACGGCCTCCTCGCGTAGGTCACTCCGGGGTGGTCGCCTCGCCGTTCACGAGCGTCGCGAAGATCCGAGCCTGGGGTTCCTTGGATGCAGCGACGGGCTGGACAAGGACTTCCCCGCCGGCGCCTTCGATGGTGATGAAGAGCTTGGTCATGTCTTTCTTGAGCCACAGGGCGAATATCCCGGTGAGGGCGACCCTCGTGGCGGTGATCCGGGCCTTGGCTTCTTCGCCGCGTTCGATGGTCACGCGCGCACCTTCGACGGGGACGTCCATCTGGTTGGGCGACCGGAACTTGCCGCCGAACATGGTGACTCCGGCCGCGGCGGCTGCTCCGCGGATTTTGCTCAGGCGGGCTGCTGCCGCCTTCTCTTCGGGCGTCTTCTTGCTGCCGAACATGTGGTGCCCCTTGGTCGCGGTTCCTGGGCGGCCCATGGTGCCGGAGTCCAGGCGGGGCCGCAGCAGTTCAGGCGGCTCGGGCGCCCTCGGGTAGTTTCGGCGGCTTGCCGAGGCGGACCTCGTCCGTCCATGGGTTGATCGTTTTACGGTCGAGTTCCCGGAGGTCGTAACGGGCTGCCTTGCCGCGGCCGCGGACGGTGATGCGTCCTTCGGATGCCCAGCGCCAGATAGTTCCGATGGGGCGGCCGGTGTAGTAGGCGGCGTCGGCGGCTGTGACGAGTTGCGGCCGGTCCATGCCCACCCCCGGGAATGACAAAGGCCGTCCTTGTGGGGACGGCCTGAGCGCGCACGAGTGCTACTTCAGCAGATCATGACTTCGGTGACTTACTCGTGTCAAGTGCCCATTGTCGATGGAACACTGCGGGCATGGGCGTTTCGTACATGGTCCGCGGGTCGACTGCTGCCGAGTGTCAGCGTGAGCTGGATCGTCTCTGTCGGCTATTGGGGGCGGTGGCGACGACGGAGCCGATGCGGGCGTCTGGTCCGGGCTGGCTGGCCCGCGCGGTACCCATGACGCAGGCCCCCGCGGTCGGCGAGGGCCTGTCGGTGGAGCGGTAGTTCAGGCGGCCATGGCGAGTGCCGCGATGAACAGGGCAGCGACGTGAGCGGTCTGATCCACGTGCGCCGCCCCTCCGCGGCTGATCCAGTCGGCGGATCCGGTGTGGTTCATCCACCAGGTGACGGGCCAGCGGCGGTCGATGAAGGCGTGGCTGCCGGTGATCCAGGCGAGGGCGATGCCGGCGGCCGGCAGGCTGATAGCCAGGTCGAGGACTCCCCAGCCGATACCGAGGGCTGCGGCGGTGGTGATCGTGTGGGTTCCTGCGTGGCCGAGGTTCGCGATCCAGCCTTCCCGAGTCGTCTCCATCTTGTGGGCGGCCTGGTGGTCGGTTTGCAGGATGTAGTCGGCTATCAGGTGGGCAACGTACAGCAGGACGAAGATCGTGGCGAACATGCCGGCTCCCTACTGCTTGTTGATCGTCTTGGCGAACAGGCCGCGGGTCTGCGTGCTGACAGTGTGGTGTTCCTGGCTGACGGGTCCGTTGTAGTGGTGGTGATGCTCCGCACCGATCCCCTGTACGCCCCGGCTGGCGGCCCGGACGAGGGATCCGACGGCGAGGATCAGGGCGACGGGGGCTGCGGCGCCGATGGCGAGCGCGGCAGGGTTGACGTGGCCGAGCGTGTACAGCACGAGGGATGTCGCGCCTCCGATCGGGAGCGAGGCCACTCCGGCGGCGAGCATGAGGGCGCTGGCGTCGGTCGCCTTCTGACTCATGGGGGGCCGGCCGGGCTGGGGTACGGGTAGGGCGGTCCCCGTGGCGGGCAGGAGGCTGGTGTCACGGTAGGCGGTGACGGGTGTCAGGGCTTCGTCGACGGCTTGAACGAGTCGGGCCGCCTGGTCGCGGTCGAGGGGGCTGGGGGTGGGCATTTCGGGGCTCCTTGTGAGGGTCTGACGGTGCTTGACGGCGTCTGACGGTTGGTGACACCCCACCCACGATCTAGCTGCCGTGTTTGTGCAGGTCTGTGCTGGTTTACCCGGCAAGTGTCAGGTGTCAGGTGTCAGGGCGTGACAGGCAAACCCCTAGGAAGGTCGCGTGTCACGCCACGACTGTCAGGCGCGCGTGACGGTGTCAGGCGTCAGCCATGGCGGGCACGATCCGGTAGCGGCCGGGCTTCGCCGTCTCGGTGATGCGGCCCTCAGCGAGGAGTCGCTGGAGTTCGCCGGAGACCCATCCTCGTCGCCGGCCGAGGCGGTCGCCGTGCTCCATGACGTCCTTGGTGCCGATCACCATCGTCCCGGCTTCCTCGAATTCGGTGAGGATGGCTTCGAGGACGGCGCGGGCCTGGTCGGCGTTGAGGTCTCGGCCTTCCAGCTGGCCGAAGGGGACGTTCTCCTCGCCGGGCTGCAGCTGCGGGAGTTCCTCGTGGGGGTCGATGTCGAGGTCCTCGTCGTCGAGGCGGTTCACGGTCTGCTCCTCGTCCTCGTCGGCCTGGGGGTTCTGCTCCTCGTGGCGGGCGCGTTCGGTGTATCCCTTCCCCACCGCCTTTGTGGCGGCCCCAGCGGTGATCGGGTCGGGCTTGGCGCCGTTGCGGGCCGCCCATGCTGCGACGGCTTCCATCAGCGAGTTCGCCGACGGGGTGAACCAGCGGGTCCGGCCGGGGCTGGAGTAGCGGGCCTCGTCGATGCCGGGGGTGATCAGGTAGCAGTAACCGGGCCGACGGTTGGACCAGCGCTCGGGGGCGGCGCCCGCGTCGATGACGCTGTCGGGGAGCATGAACCCGGCCGCGGTGGAGGTCTGCACACCGAAGCAGATGCGGGTGCCGAAGGCGTCGCGGGCGGTGGTGGACATCTGGTCGTGACTGGGGCGCTGCAGGGAGGCGATGAAGCCGACGCCTCCGGATCGGGCGAGGTTGGAGATGTTGTTGAAGGCGTCGTCGCCGAGGGCGGACAGGCCTACGCCGGCTTCCTCGAACCAGACGACGAGGTAGGGCATGCCGGGGCAGCCGCAGGCGGTGCCGTCCGTCCGGCAGGAGTGCGCGGGATTGTCTTGGGTGACGGATGCCTGGATGGACCACTGCCGGTAGCCGTGCTGGCCGAGCCATGTGGTGCGGGCCTGGATGGTCGGCAGGACCGCTGTGGCCATGGTCTCGGTGCCGGTGGCGTCGGTGGCCCAGTCGATGCCGGGGAGCAGGTGGCGGAAGTCCTGGAAGCCCTTGGGGTCGTTGAGCCAGAGGACGACGTCCTTGCGGGACAGGATCTCGGTCATCAGGTTGAGGGCTCCGTCGCCCTTGCCTGCGCCGGTCATGCCGGCGATGAGGACGTTGGTTGCGTTGCGGCCGACCGCCGGGTCGCCGGGCAGCCACATCATCAGCGGTGATCCGTCGTCGTACACGCCGAGGATGATCGGATCTGTGATGGATCCGCCCGGGAGGGACGGGCCCTGCTCCTCCCAGCGGACGGTGTCGGCGAGCATGTCCATAGGCACGACGACGATTTCGCCGCGGCGGGCTGAGTCCGGGTCGGGCAGATAGCGGACGGCGGTGGCCGACACGTCCAGGGCGGACGCGATTCGGGGCAGCGCCTTGGCGACGTCGTCGTTGGTCTGCTCGCCGGGCTCCAGGGCGATCGGCACCGTCACGCGGTTGGGCTCGACCTTGATGCGCTGGATCATGGCCTTGGCCAGTCCGACCTTCTCCAGCAGGCCGGAGCCTTCGGCGATGGCCTTCACGCCGTCGGGGTCGCGCCGGTACATCTGCCGGATGTTCCAGGTCAGTGCGGCGACGGTTCCGCCGACGGCCAGCCCGTTGTACGAGGGGTCGAAGACGCAGGCGGAGGTGAACCAGGCAGAGCCGACCGCGACGGTGGCCACCGAGTGGATGCGCCGCTGGGGGCCGGCTCCGGCGCCTGCCCACCATGCGGCGCCGGTAAGGACGACCGAGCCGAGCGTGAGGCCGATCCCCATGGCCGCATCCCCGTTCCAGACGAGGTGTCCGACAGTGCCGGAGACGCCGAGGGCGCCGACGCCGAGCCACGGCGGCAGGTAGGGCTTGACCCGGTGAAGCAGGTAGGCCGTAACGCCGCCCGCGTCGGAGCTCCCCTTCAGCTGGTCCTCGTGCTGCTGTTCGATGTCCTTGCCGGTCATGGCGGTGCTCTCCTCTCGGGTTAGTAGCTGAAGGGGCGGCGCTGGCCCTGCTGGGGGCGGGCGGTGATGATGTCGGCGTACTCGCGCTGGAACGCGGCGTAGGTGGCTGCGGCGTTGGACGCAGCGTCGGCGAGGGACTCGCCGGCCTTCTTGAGCTTCCGAGAGATCTTTCGGGCTCGCAGCTTGTGCTGGATGACGTTGTCCTGCGGCATGCCGCTGGCCTGGGAGAGGGCTGCCTGGAGGATCTCTGCGGCGACGTACACCTCGATCGAGGCGTGTACGGCGAAGGCGCGGAGGCTGTTGCAGTAGTTCCGCAGCTCGGCCGCCGACCTGAAGTCCGGGTCGGGGAGCATGAACTGGCTCCGCCCGCCGTGGCCGCCGCCCTGGGTTCCGCTGCCACTCTGCGTGGTCCGGCTGGCGTTGACGTTGATGTTCGGCCCCAGGTTGAACGTGGGCCCGTGCTTGGTCTTGCTGGTGCCGCCCTTGGCCTGCGGGTTGGTCCGCGTGCTGCTGGTGCGCTGCCCGTTGATCGGCATCGGGTCTCCTCGAGTTGGTCTGGGTGGGGCGGGCTACGAGCTGGCCGGGGATGACCTTGGTCAGGTCCAAGTCGATAGGGTGTTGCCGATGCTCACGACTGCTCCTCGGCGGCGGGGTTCTGGAGGGCGGCGAGGGAAGCGACCGTGCGCGCGGCGATGCTGTAGGGAGGGGTGTCGTTGGGTACTCGGCGGGGCGGGGTGCCGCCGTTGAAGCGCCGCCCGTCGGGCTGCTCTGGGTCCCTCTTCTGACGGGTGGGCATTTGGGATTCGACGTGCGGCAACGTGCCTTCTGAGGCGGCCTTCATCTCGGCCGCCGCGGCCTTGCTGCTGGCTTCCAGCTCGGGCCAGATTCCGACGACCTTGGAGCCGGTGACGCGGTACCAAGCCTCGCTCCAGATGGCGTCGGTCACGAACGGCAGACCGCGGGCCGAACGCATCGCCTCAGCCACATCCCAGACCTTCCCGTGGGCCTGCTTCCGGTCGTCGTCCTTGCGCTTCTGCTCGGTCTCGGCGGCTTGTTCGGCGGCGGCCTTCTCCTCTGCCTTCGCTCGGTCGGCGGCCGCCTTCTCCTCCGCCTTGACTGCGGCCTCGCGCGCCGCCCTCTCGGCTGCTCGTGCGGCTTCTCGGCGTTCACGCATCGATGGGATGCCGTCGCGCTTCTGGGCGACGCCGTGTTCGTAGGTCATCAGCACGACAGGGCCTCCGAGGGAGGCGAGAGCCCCGACGATGCCGGCTTCAAGGCCGATGGTCTCGTCGACGCTGCCGTGCCACAGGTTGACGGCGGAGGCGATCATCGCGGCCACCATGATGCCGATGCGGTACGGCATGACGTCCCGACGGTGAGCGATGGCCCATGCCCCGCCGAATGCGAGGACCAGGGCGAGTCCTTCGAGAAGGAACGGCGCGGCGATCATGAACGGCTTGTCGTCGCTGTAGAACGCCCTGAGCTGGAGGGGCAGGGCGATGATCAGGCTGGTGAGGTAGATCCCGCGGGCGGCCCACTTCCAGACGGCCTCGGTACGCCGTTCTTCCTTCTGGCGGTTCTCGGCGTGCTCGACCTCGGCATCCGCGTCGCGCTTGGCCTTGATGGCCGCGGCTTCGGCCTTGGCGGCCTCGGCGGCGGACTTGGCTACCCGCTCGGCCTGGATCGCTCGGTCGACTTCCAGCTTCATCTGGGCCCGCTCGTTGAGGATCCGCTGCTTCTTGGCTTCCTCGCGACCCACGGCCTCGGCTGCCCTGGCTTCACCCTCCGCCTTGATCTGCACGGCTTTGGCCTCAGCATCGGCCTGCGTCCGGATCGCCTCGGCTTTGGCCAGGGCGATCGGGTCGAACCGCGGCTCGGTGGTGATGGGCCGGCCGTTGACGTGGTCCAGCTGGGCGGTCATGACGGCTTTCCTCTCGGGTGTCAGGAGGCGGTGACGCGGGGGCGACGACTGGTGTTCCCGCCGGTCGTCGAGGGGTTCGTGGCCGGGCTGGTCCCGCCGATCAGGTGGTCGGCTGGGGCGACCTGCTGGTCGTAGCGCGGGCGGGGGTGTGTGCGTTCGTCGCGGGCCCTCGGGGGGCTCGGCTCGTCACGGCGGGCCATCAGGCGGCCTGGCTGCGATGGTCGTCGAGCTGGTCGGCGAGCTTGGTGACGCCGGGGTTGGCCATGTCGTAGGAGAGGACGTCCCAGCGGGCGGCGGCCCGGCCGGCCTTGGTGGTGGCCTCGTCGTAGGCGGTGATGAGCTGCTCGCGGAGGTCACGCTCGGCCCAGGCCGCCTCGACGTCGGACGGCGGCTCGATCTCGGTGACGGCGACGATGGCGTTCATGGCGGGTGGTTCCTTCCGTTGGTCAGGCGTTGTGGATGACGGCGAATGCGAGGGCCGCGAAGCCAGCGAAGATCGCGAAGGCGTAGAAGAGGCGCATTGCGGTGGTCCTTCCGTTGGTCAGGCGGGCTGGTCGGCGTCGGTCTGCGGGTCGTCGAGGTCGCCGAAGACCCAGATGAAGGAGCGGTCGTCGTGCTCAAGGTCCGCCTGTTGACGGTCGTAGGCGTCGATCTCGTCTGCGGGTTCGAACATGGCTGCGCTCCTCGGTTGGTCGTGCCGGGAGGGGTGGGGTCAGGCGGCGTGACGGTCGGCGATGGCGCGCAGGATGACGTCGGTGATCTCGGCGGGCAGAAGACCCTTGTCGATTGCCGCGAGGGAGGCGAACTCTCGGGCGATCCGCTCTCGGCCCTTCATGAGGGAGGGCGGGTATGTGGCCCACTCGCGCTCGTTGGCCTCTGCCGACTTGCGCAGCAGGGCGGCGGCTTCCTCCAGGTACCGGGACATGCGGGTGCTCCTTCGCTGGTCAGGCGGATGAGGGAGGGGTCTAGCTGCGGTGGGTGTGCAGTCGGCCGGCGCCGAGGGCGCCGCGGTCGTCTGCGGAGTGGTGGCCCTTCGCGTTGGCGCGCTGGGCTGCGGCCTGCTGGCGGTCCGCCTCGCACGCCTCGGGGGTGGCCGGCTGGTCGATGATGCTGTGCTGCTGCTCAGACATTGCGGTCACCGGCCCTTCACGGGGCCGTTGTGGAACTCGGCGTAGTCGCCGGGCGGGTAGATCAGGTTCGTGAGCGCGCCTTCGGCAGCTACTGCCGCCGCACCGGCGGCCGAGGCGGCAATGGCCGCCTTCGTGTGGCCCGCGTTGGACAGGGCCTCGGCTATCTGCGACGCGCCCATCGTGGCGCGTCGGGCGCCAGCCGGGGTGCCGTCCGAGGTGTTGACCGCCGCCCAGGCCGCATCACGTAAGCGGCTCTTGATCCCCATCACGCCACGACCTTGCGGGCGGTACGGACGTAGGAGGCGGCGCGGCGGGTGTCCTCGTCGAGGGCCTCGATCCGGCGGACGCGGGCCAGAGCCTCGTCCATCGACGGGTCGGAGCTGGGCGCGGCGATGAGTCGCCGGGCCGGGGTGCTGTCGTTACTGCGCATAGCGCAAGTACGATTCGTCATGTCTGGTCCCCTGGTGATGTCAGTGGTCCGGATGTTGCTGGCCCTGGTGTCTCACCACCGGGGCCGGTGGGGCGGGGTCTGGTGTCTCACCACCAGGCCCCGTCGTCGTTCCATCTCCGCTGTGCCGTCTCACCGGCAGTGCGGGGTTGGTGACTGATTCGAGACTAGGCGAGTACTTCCCTCATGGCAAGTACTCTGAGAAAGTGAGACCCATGTCGGCTGAAAATGAAGGGGGCGGAATCCCCGAACTGGTGACCTTCCCGGAGATCGCAAGGCGGCTCAACGCCGCCAACATCCTGCCTCGCGCCATCACAAGAGCAGGGGTTCGGCACATTGCCGACACAGACCCCGCGTGGCCCGTACCCCGAGAGGCGTGGATCAAGGCTGGACGGCTATGGCTCGTCCCCTGGGCACCCGTGGAAGAGTTCTTCCGCAACCGCCCGCACCGGGGTCGCGGGCCGGCCAAACCGCCAGCCGACGCCTGACCCCGAACGCGCGACAGCCCCCGGCCTCGGGATGAGGCCGGGGGCTTCGTCACGCTGCGGCGCGCTGATCGACGGCCAGCTGCCGGATCTCTTCCAGCCCGTAGCTCGTCTCGCAGCCGCGGCAGGTGATGCCGGGGGTGTCGACGGCGAACCGGATGGTCGTTCCGCAGGTGCAGGTGGCCTTGAAGGAGGCGACGCGTTCGCCGTCTACGTGGGTCTCGCAGCGGCGGCGGATGAGGTAGATCTCGGAGGCGAACGCGTCGAGGGCGGGATGCCGCAGGACGGCCTGGGCCAGGTTGCGGCGGAGAGTGGCTATGGCCTGGTCGACGCGGTGCTGGAGCCGGCCAGGGGTGCCTTGTACGCCGAGCCCGTAGGTGGACCAGTCTTCGACCCACTGTTCGAGGGTGCTGACGATGCCGCCGTCGGAGGTGAGGTCGAGTACGTCGAGGTTGCCAGCGATGGGGGCGTCGGCACTGCCGCTGACTCGCGGGCCGGAGCCGCGGGCGCCGGGCTCCATCCGCAGACAGAGCCGGGCGTACAGGCCGCGGGGTCCGGCGAGACTGCGGAGGTGGTCGTCGAGACGGCGCTCGCACGGCTTGCAGGCGTAGCGGCCGAGTTCGTCTTCCCAGAGTTCGCGGCGGCAGACGAGGCAGTTCGGGGACTCATTCACGGTTTCTCCTGGCGGGGCGCGGGCGGGTCTCAGGCGGTGGGGCGGTACAGCGGGACGTCGTGCAGGTGCGGGCGGAGGATGTCGAGGGCCCGTTCGAGCGGTGTCGGCGGCAGTAGTTCGGTGGCGATGGGCAGCAGTCCGGTGAACTTGTGGGCGGAGAGGTCGCCGAGGTAGCGCTCGTCGAGCCGGTCGGCCGAGAACCGGTCAAACGCTTCGGCCAGCGCCTCGCTTAGTGGCTTGCCGGTTGCCTCGCGCCGGGCTACTTCAGGCCGTTCGAGTTGGGCGAGTTCCTCGTCGGTGATCCCGTAGCCCTCGGCGAGCGCCTGCAATGTCTCGCAGTCGTTGCAGTGTTCGACGAGCGCGCCCATGTCGTCGTGGCCGCAGCCGGCGCAGGCGTAGGGCTCGTAGCTGCCGCCAGAGTAGGCGTGGACTTCGAGGATCTTCCGGTCGGCGGCGCAGCGGCGGAGGACGGCAGCCGGGTCGTTGGCCTCGATGTGCCAGCCGTAGGCGCTGCCCGTGTTAGCGACGACGTAGTCCCCGTCGCGGACTCGCTGCAGTTCGAGGGCGTACACCCAGCGCCCGGTCACCTTCGAGGCGCGGCGGGCCAGCGCTTCCCGCTTGGTGACGGCCTGGCTGATCCAGCCGTGCAGGTCAGGCATCGGGGGTCTCCGCGGTCTGGTTCTCAAGGAGGCTGGCCAGGCATTCGTCGCGGCTGGTGTGCCAGGCGCCCCATTCGCCGGTCTTGAATTCGAAGATCTCGACGTACTCGGTGCCGTCGAGGGGGTCCTGGCAGTTGGCACAGGTGGCGGGGCGGGCGGGCCAGACGGCCGCAGGGTCGGTCATCACAGCAGGTCTCCCTTGATCACAATCTCGTGGATGGGTTTGTCGAGGTACACCCAGCGCCGCCTGCCGCCAGCGGCCCTGCCTTCGCCGACGGACGCCATGGCGTTGAGGTAGGCGAGGAGGCTGGGGTCGAGGCCGTCGCCGCAGGGTTCGGTGGCCCAGTCGTCCGGCCACAACGGCGGCTGCTCGGCGGTCACGGCTGGCCGTTGATGGCTCGGGCGACGGCGAGGGCCTCAGGGGCTGCGCTGCGGTGGCCGAACTCGGCCAGCGTGTACGCCTCCTGCCGTCCCTCGCGCTCCAGCCAGTCGGCGAGCGGGGTGCCCAGTTCGGGGTCGATGCCGACCGTCAGGCCGGGCGGGTGGAACGGGTTGCGCAGCTGGAACGCGGCGGCTGCGAGCTCCTCGGCGGGTGTCATGGGGTTCCTCCGTGCTGTCGGGTCGGGGTGCGGATCGGCTGTGCGGCTCTCAGGGGCCGCCCGCTGGGGTGTGGGCGGCGGAAGCGACAGGGTCAGAGGACGCGGGCTATTTCCTCGGCGACGCCCTCGACGAACGCGGTGCGCATCTCCTCCGGCATGCCGGGCTCGAACGCGAAGTGGACCCGGACGATCGGCCGGCCGTCGGCCTGGAGGGACACGGCGTGCTCGACGGGCTCCAGGCCGTCGGCGCCGAGGTTGACGGCCCACAGGGAGAGACGGGGGGCGTGGCGGATCAGAGCATGAATAGATCGCTGCGCCGCTTCGTAGGTCTCGTCGCTGAAGTCGCCCCAGGCGACGCCGCCACCCGGAACGACCTCACGGTCTTCCATGGCCTCGCCGATCCCCGTGTAGTCGGGGTCTTCGAGGAGGAGGGCATGCTGGCGGATGGCTTCGGCGCGGAGGTCGTCGCCGGTGTACGGGCGGTCGGTCATGTCGGGTCTCCTATGCGGCGTTTGTCTGGTTCTTCGGTCGACTGGCGGCGCTGTGCGCCTCGCTGGCGTTTGCGAGCCCGGACGGCCGGGAGTCCGCCGAGGCGCTGAAAGTGGCGGAGACGGGCGCTGAGGGCGCCCCCTGGGCGCGTCTGGCCCGCCGCCGATCCGCCCGGTACGCCAACTCGGCCTCCCAGCAGCCGTGCGGACAGTCCTTCGGGTCCTCGCCGCGGTACACGTGCGCCGCATAGCCGGCGTGATCCCCATGGCGGCGGCGCTGGCCGTCGAGGATCCCGGCCCGGCAGGCGAGGAGCACGGCGTGGGTGATGCTCGCGGCCCCGAACTTGGCGATCACCCGCATGGCCACGTTGCCGATGCTCTTCTCGGTCAGCGAGAGTTCACGACCGAGGGCCGCGTAGGTCCGGCCATCGGCGGAGCCTTGGAGGACGGCCAGCTCGATGTCCGTCAGCACCGGCCGGGCGGTCGCGGTCACGACGCGGCCTCGGTGGTGAAGCTGATGACGATCTCGTCGTCGCCGACGTGGAACCGCAGGGCGTCGTCCATGAGGCGCGCGTCCTTGGCGAGTCCGCGCGCCTCGCGGTAGGCGACGCTGGCGACGGCGATGGCGGTGTTGATGTCTCCGAGGAACGCGCCCCAGGGCTGGGCGGCGGGGACGATCCACTCGCGGCGGGTGCTGGTGACGGTGCGGCTCGTGTAGCTGGCCATCGGGGTTCTCCTTGCGGTGTGATCTGATCGGGTGGCTGGCGGCCCGCACCACACATGCGGGCCGCCGGTCTGCGTCACGGGGCGGGGTCGACCTCGGGGTGGGTGAACCGGACCGGCTTGCCCAGGGATCGGGCGTAGGCGATCTCGGCGCGGGTGCTGTCGCCGATGTAGTTGCCGACCACGAGGACTTCGTCGGCGAGCCGGATCTTGGCCCGGTGGAGGCCGTCGAGCCGGGTCTTCAGTTCCTCGGCCTCGACCGGGTCGACCCAGCGCGGGTGCGGGCTCTTCATGTCGCAGCCGGGCTTGACGACGATGTGGCCGTCCGCGGTGAGCTGGACATCGGCCTCGCCCATCTCGGTCATGAAGCGGGTGCTGCCGCAGATGCAGACGATCTTCGGGATGTTGAGCCGCTCCTTGGCGCTGGCGAGCTTCTCTTCCGGGGTCAGGAGTTCGGGGTACATGGGGTTCCTCCGATGCTTGGGGTGGGCGTGGTCTCGGGCTGCAGGTCAGGCGGCGCAGCGGGGGCACGGTTCGAACTCAAGGTCGAGGCAGACGACGCAGGTGCCGTCGGCGTCGTTGTCCTCGTGGCCGCTGATGTCCGTCCCGCAGAGCGCGAGGTCGGAGTCGCAGCAGTAGAGGTGATCGAGTTCGTCTGTGGCACCGCCGGTCCGATCGACGGCCGGGGCGTCTCGGGTATCGGTCATGAGCTGGCCTTTCGGGGTCGGCGTTTTGCCGGTTGGCGGATGGCGGCGGCGAGGTCGGCGTAGTGCCGGGCAGCGGCGGCGGGGCTGGTGCGGGGCACGTACCGGCGGGGCGCTGTGGGTCGCGGGCCGCCGAAGGTGCCGTCGGGCCACTCCTCGGCCAGGACCCGATCGAGGGCGGTCATGAGGCGTCGCCGAACAGGACGGGCTGGATCTCCTGACCCAGACGGATCACGCAGAGCTCCCCATGGGCGGGCTCCAGCTCGATGCCGATTGCCTGGAACCCTTCGATCGCCGCGGCTTCGAGGGTGGTTCCGGAGCCGGCGAACGGATCGAGGACGACGCCACTGGGCGGGGTGACGAGCCTCACCAGCCACCGCATGAGAGCCAGCGGCTTCGGGGTGGCATGCCGAACCCCGTCGTGTTCGACGCGCTCACGGGCCGGCGTCTTGGACTCCAGCCGGAACACCGGGAAACTGCGCGCGGCTGCGTCAACTTCCCGGACGGGGCATCCGGGACGGCAGTTTCCGTCCAAGCAGCCGTGGCCGAGGAGCACGTTCGAGGTGTAGCCGCCACCCGACGCGGGGCAGTCGGCCACGTTCAAACCGCCGACTCCGTGACGCAGGAGGCCGCCGACGAGGGAGTCGTAGCCGGTGGACTTGCGGGCGAGAAGAATCGGATCGTGTGCCGGCTTGAGGGCGGTGTTCCAACCCTCCCAGGCCTTCGCCTGTTCGGAGTGCGGCCGGGACACGATCCGGTCTTCGGTCATTGCGCCGTACAGGCCTGCTGACCGGGCGGGCCCTTGCTTGCGGCTGACAATCTCGCGTTGGGCGTAGGCCTCACCGACGGTGCGCTTGCGGGCGTTCAGCTCGGTGATGAGCGGCAGGATGCCGGTGTCGTCAAAGCCGATCGCGTTGCGAAGTGTTGTCCATTGTTCGCCGGTGGGGACGATCGCAGCTTTGCCCTGGGTGGTCCACAGGCCACCCATGCCGGAGTAGCCGAACAGTTCGTCGATCCGCCGGTTGGTCCAGCCCGCGGCGTCCCTGGCGGCGGCCAGCCAGGCGGTCACCTGCAGCACCTGCTCGCGGTCGTCGCGGTGCCGGTCTATGGCCCGGGCCAGGTCGGCTCCCTTCGGCTTGCCGTGGGTGTAGATCCAGTCGATCTGGTCGATGATTCGAAATCCGGCGTCTTCGGCGGCGCATGCCATGCGGTGGTAGGTCCGCGGGGCGCCGAACGAGAGCAGGTGTCCGCCCGGCTTGAGGACGCGGAGGCATTCGGTCCACATGGGCGCGGAGTAGGCGATGCCGGTGGAGTCCCAGGCCTGGCCGGCGATACCGATTTCGTAGGGCGGGTCGGTGATGATCGCGTCGATGCTGGCGTCGGGGATGGTGGGGAGGATGTCGAGGCAGTTGCCGAGGTGGAGGGTGACGTCGTCGCTGGCGTAGAACGGGTCCGGGCTCATGCGGCGGTTCCTCCGGCTTCGATACGGCGGGCGGGGTGGATGTCTCCGAGGGGGCGGCCGTCGGGGGTGCGGCAGGGGTAGGTCTGGAGCACCTGGCAAGTGGGGCAGACGGCGGTGGCGATGGCGTGGGCGGCCAATCGGGCGGGGCACGGCTTGGTCTTCGTGATGCGGCCGGAGCGGGTCGTGCAGCGGGCTCCCTCAGCGGCGGAGCAGTGCGGGCAGCGGATCGACCGGGCGGGATGCGTGGCCTGGCGGCCGGCACGGAGTGCGGCGGGCATTGGGGCGGAGCGGGGCTGGGTCACTGGGTCTCCTTCGCGGTGGTCGGGGTGCAGCCGCAGGGGCAGTGCTGTCCGGGTTCGGGCTTCTCGGGCCGGTAGGCGGTGGCGAGCCAGTCCCGGTAGCGCTCGAGGGCCGCGGCCCAGGCGCCGGGCGGTTGCGGGGCTATCGGCGCGGGCCGCCGACTACCTGCCGGCCAGGCGCCGACCACGTGGCCGGGAGGGTTGGGGGGCCGGGCGGGCCGTCCGGTCTGCCGGGGCAGCTTGGCGTCGGTCATTTGCAGGCGGAGGAAGTCCCGGAGGCTGCCCTCTTTGATCATTGCTGCGATGTCTTCGCGGCTGACCTCGCTCACAACGCCTCACCTTCGGATTCGACGATCTCGATGTCGGGGATCTCGGATTCGGCCTGCTGGCGGGCGAGGTGCCGGGCGGACATGGCGTGGATGCGCTGTTCCTCGGCAGCCCGCTGCTCGGGCGTCTGCTCGCTGCGTCCGCTGGCGGCCCTGAGGCGGGCCGTGTGGGGCGTGGAGCGGGGTTTCCCCATCGGTTGCTTCTCGGAGCCTCCGGGCTTCTTGCAGGGGTGTCCCATGGCGGCCTGGCAGGTGGGGCAGGCAACGCCGAGCGGGCCGGACCGGCGTACCTCGTCAATGAGTTCGGCTTCTACGGGCCGCTCATCGCCGTCGACCATCCGGTTGCCCTGCCAGCCGCGGGCTTCGAGCTCCCGCATGAACCGGCCGGACGGGCCGCCCTCTAGAGCAAGTCGGCTGGCGGGGGCAGGCACCCGGCCGGAAGCGATTGCCTGGACCTGGCCTCGGTAGCGGGCGAGGTACTCGGCGGTGGACTCGCCTTCGATCGGCTCGTACTGGAAGTTCTCGAGCCGTGCGGACCGGATCTTGGAGCGGAGAGTGCGGACGTGGTGGGGCAGGATCCACAACCGCTGGTCCGGGTCCTTGGGCGGGGTTGTGTAGTAGGCGGCGACTGCGGCCTTGGTGTCGGCGTCGAGGGGGATGTCGTTGAGGGCGGAGGCCCAGGCGGTGGCCGCTGCTTCGGATGGCTGCCGGTTGTCGAAGGCGGCGCAGTGGCCGAGCAGCACGCTGGCTTCGGTGCGGTTCATGCGGAGTCCTCAGAGTCTTCGGCGGCGAGTTTGGCGGCGAGGGCGGCCCAGCCGGCGACTTTGGCGTCGGTGCCGGTGACGGCTTGGCCGTTCGGGAGGTGGACGACGTTCGATCCCGTCGCGGCCTTGCGGAGTTCGGCGAGGGCGAACTGGAGGGTGCCGCCGGTGATCGGCTTGGAAAGGTCGCCGAGGCGGACGAGGGCCTGCCACAGGACGTTCGGTTCGAGGCCGTTGTCGAGGGCGCCGGCGATGGCGGTGCGGACGCTGGTCCTGCCCTGGGCTGTCTGCCGGCCGTATTGCTCCCACCACTTGGTGAGCATTCGGGTCGGCAGATCGTCGGCGGGAGCGGCAGGGGGTTGTACGTCTTTAGGTCCGTTAGGACTTAGGTAACTACTGAGGGCAGCTCCTGCCCTAGAGGGGGTCATCTCCTGCCCTAGTACTGGGGCATCTCCTGCCCTAGCCTGGGGCATCTCCTGCCCTAGCCCTCGATCGTCTAGGGCACCTCCTGCCCTAGCGTTGGACATCTCCTGCCCTAGCTCAATCCCGTCCGAATCGGGCACCTCCGCGCCCTTGGGAATGAGCAGCGTGTACTGCGTTCGGGCCTTCTCCGACCGGGCCTTGGCGACCGAGGGCCGCTTCCGGCCAAGCCAGCCGGCCTTCTCCAGCTTCGTCAGGTGAGTGCGGACCGTCGCCCGAACGACCCCAGTGGCGGCTTCGAGGGTGGAGAGCGACGGCTGCAGGTGGGTGGGGATGACGCCGGTGCGGACGTCGGCCCACGTGGCGACGGTGAGCGCGAGCAGCCGGGACAGTGGCGCGAGCTCGCTGCTGCGGACCGCCCTCTCGAACTCAAACCGGCTCGGCATGCGTCGTCTTCTCTCTGGCTGGTGCGGGTGGTGGGTGCGGGCTAGGCCGCGGCGCTGTAGCCGGCGGGCTTCTTCCGGTTGCGGATGATGACGGCGAGGTCGTGGATGCAGGCCTCGCTGGCGCCCATCTGCTTAGCGATCGCCGTCTCGGACTCACCGAGACCGAGAAGGTGTTCGAGCTCGGCCATGCGCATCGAGTCGCGACCATTGGCGGCCGGCGGGGCGTAGGCGGGGCCGGTCTCAGGCCGGGCGCCCGGGTGATCGATGTCGTCGCCCCAGGCCGCCGGCCCGGGCCATGCGTTCCTGCGGGCTCGGTTCTTGACGGTCTGGTTCCGCCCGGGGCTGGCGCACAGTGCCCGGTACCCGCGCTTCACGGCGTCGTAGGTTGCCGCGGTCACTGTGTCCGACCGGCTGTAGAGGATCCGCCGGATGCTGCTGCCCGTGAGACCCGTGGCCGCTTCGATGGCGAGCGCCCCGTGGCCGATGGCGTAGAGGGCCTGGAGCCGGCGGCGGGTTCCGACTGCCGGCACCAGATCCGAGATTCGGACGATGCGCGGCTTGACGGCGAGGATCTTGTCAGCGGTCGTTCGGTTCAGCTTCGGCGAGGTGCTCTTCGAGATCTTGGTGACGATCGATCGGGATACGCCGGCGGCGATGCCGATCTGCGTTCGGCTCATGCCGGCCGCGAGGAGGTGATGCACGTGGTCGCGGGTCGGGCCGGAGGGGACGCGCGGCGGTCGGCCTTCAATGCGGGCGAGGGCGCGCAGCTGGCCAGCCCGGTTGTGGGCGTTCTTGCAGTGCCTACAGCGGCAGGGCGGCCGGGTGCCGGTTCGGTTGCCCTGGTAGCGGGCTGGCGTTCCGTGTGCCGGGGGCTTGCGGATCACTGGTCTTCCTCCGTCCGGGGGCTGCGGCGGGTTTGGTGGGGGATCTGGCGTGCGCTTTGGGGCGGGTCGGGCCAGATCGCGTACAGTTCGGCGACCTCGAGGCGGGCTTTGGCGTCGGCAAGGTCGCGGCGGACGTCTTCTTCGGTGCGCTTCGCCGTGGTCGACTTCTCCCAGGCCTCCTGGTCGTCGTCTTCCTTGCTGGCGGGGCGGGTCAACTGCCAGCCGCCGACGGCGAGGATCCCGGCGATAGCGAAGATCAGCGCCCACTCGTAGGGGCCCATCACGCCGCGCCCCGTCGTGCCGCCCGAGCCTGCTCGCGCCGGTTCTTCGCAGCCCGCGCGTCCCGGCGGATCTCGAGGAACTTGGACCCGGTGACCGTCAGCCGGTACGTGTTGACACGCTTGCCGTGCGCCTTCTCGTTGATGGAGGTGACGTCGCCGACCCTGATGAGCAGCTGCGGGGACCGGGTGAGGAGCAGGCTGTGGAAGTACAGGCCGGCCTGGTGGTGCTCGCTGCCGGGGAAGACGATCCTGATGTCGTTCATGGAGAACGGCTGGTTGTCGCTGGCTATCGCGGCGATCGCCTGGTCGTAGGTGGCTTCGGTCCAGTCGGTGACGCCGGCGTACAGGGCGGCGAGCTGCTTGTTGGCCTGCTCGCGCGCTTCGGCGGGGGTGAGGGTCATGGCGGAGTCCTCCCGGATCTGGTCTGCTTGGGGTGGGCGGCCCGTCTTGGGGTCGGGCCGCCCGGGTGCTGCTAGGCGGTGATGGCCGGCGGTTCCTGGAGGTACTCCGGCGGGACGTCGATCGCGTCGGGCTCGACGTCGGTGCGGACGGTCTCGTCGTGGGCCATCGCTCGGGCCAGTGCGGCGGACTTCGGCAGGGCCTTGAAGTGGTTGCGGAGGACCGTCTTCTTGGCCATCTCGTCGTAGTGGTTTCGCCAGGCCGGCGAGTTCGATCCGGAGGACTTCTGCCGACGGGCTTCGATCTCGGCTGGGTACATGACCTTGAAGGTCTTGGCTCCGTTGACCAGCGAGGCGACCGAGTAGTAGGCGACCGGGTTCCCGCGGGGGCCCTCCCGGAACGGGCGGTGAACCAGGCTCTCGCTGAGGCCCTCTTCGTGCTCGAAGAAGTCCCGCTCGTAAACGGTCTCGACCTTCAGTGACGCGGCCATCGGGTGCTGGTAGAAGAGCGTCACCATGCCCTGGTAGCCGAGCTGGAACTCGGCCTGACCCTTCCGCGGGATGATGTACGCCTCCTGCGTCGGCGAGCCCGGTTCGAAGCCGAGCTGTGAGCAGGTCATCAGTGCACCGAGGAACGACTCGGTAGTACAGCTGGCCAGGTCGGGGTTCTTGCGGATCAGCGTCAGGGCGATCCGGGCGATCCGGTCGGCGTCCATGTGCTTCGGCAGGACCCGGGCGATCTCGGGCTTCATCCGTTCGATCTGCTGGGCCATGGTCGGCTTCGGCTGTTCGCCGGCCTGTTCGACCTGGCCCACGTTCTGGGCGCGGCGGGCGACGGCGTTGCTGGCTGCGGTACTCACTGAGACTCCTGGGGGACGTTGAGGACGCGGGTGTCAGCACCGCGGTACGGCTCGGGGTCGAGGTTCGGGTCGAGGGCGAGAGCGGCGGACTTCCACGAGATCTGGCCCTTGCGGCGGCGCCACGTGTAGGCCAGCTCACCGCGGACGTGGACGTCGGTGCTGTCGCCGGCGATGGCCTTGAGGTGGTTCTCTGCCTCGGTGAGCGCGATGTCCGCGGCGGCGATCTGCTCCTTGGCGGAGGTGCGGATCGCCAGCCACTTCTCGACTTCGGCCGCGTCGGCGACGACGATCTGGTCGACGGGGTCGGCGTGGAGCCGGTCGAGGAGCTGGCCGGTGGCGTGGCTGCCGTCGAGCGGCGGACGGGTGCCGGACTGGACCCAGCCCCAGAACTCGTCTGCGATTGCTTCGAGGTTGGCGATCAGGTCGTTGTCCCGCTGGATGCGGTGGACGATGGTCCGCTGCCCGCCGATGAGGCAGGCCGTGTAGCCGAACTGCCAGCCGGTGACTGCGAGCTGCCACATGACTTGCACGGTCGTGTCGATGGGGGTCTCGTCGAGCCAGTCGTTCAGGGCGTAGGAGGAGCGGGTCTTGAGCTCGACCACGCCCATGTCGTTGTTCTCGATCGTGACCCGGTCCAGGTTGACGATCATGTGAGGCTTGTCGGGCCGGCGGAGGGTGCCCGGGTTCTCGATGACCGGAAGGCCGGTCTGCTTGGAGAAGCGGCGGGCGACCACCGGCTCGAGCTCGTGGCCCATCTCTGCTGCCTCCGACAGCACTGGGTTGTCCTGACGGGGCACGGTCTGGCCGGTCTTGCGAAGCCAGATCTCCGTCGGGCTGGTGTACGGGCTGAGGCCGACAATCGCGGGGAGGTCGCTGCCGCCGAAGCCGGTAGCCCGCACGCCATGCCACTCCTCGGGCGACGGGTCCGGCCCCAGAACAACCACGGCGCCGGAAGGGAAGGTAAGCGTCACGCGGCGGCCCGCCCGTTCGCGATGGCCTGCAGCTTGGCGATGCCGTCGCTGTCGTACTGGGCCATCCGGACGGCCTCGGCTTCGGCGGGGAAGGCGTCGGCGAGTCGGGCCGCGTTCTGCTGGTCGGCGCCGGCGATCAGGGTGATCAGCTGCTCGCCGAACCGGCCGGACCTGACGCCTCCGTGGCCGAAGTGGGCGAGGACGTGGCGGGCGGTCTCGGGCGGGATGCTGGGGGTGTTCGACATGGCGATCTCCGTGGCGAGGGTGTGGTCGGCCGCGGGCGGGCGGTGTACCCGTCCGGGGCTGTGGTTGGTGGCCGGGCTCGGGGGCCGGTGTCATCCGCCGGCCCGGCAGCTTTCAGGCGGCTCCGGCCGTCGGCGGTGCGACGCGGTACTCCTCGGTGTCGAAGAGCGCGTCTCCTGCGGCGAGCTTCTTCGCGGCCCTGCGGATCTTGCTCAGCACCGCGTCGTGACAGGGCCTGCACATCGCGGCCAGGCGCTTGGCGGGGAGCTGAGCAGCGGTCGCGAAGTCGCCCTCGTTGATCGGGTCCCGCGGCATCGCGATCAGGACGATCAGGCCGATCTTGCTGACGTGGTCGCCGTTGCGGACCGGGCATCGCTGCTGCTTGCGGGTGCGGTCGGGGTCGTGCTTCTTGCCGCAGGGGCCCTGGCACTCGCAGCGGTCCTTGGCGTTCTTCATGACGGCGGTCCAGAGGGCTGCGCCGACGATCGGTGGACGGACGGTCATGACGGAACCTCCTCGACGACCTGCTGGTGGCGGGCCAGGCGGTGCGAGACGTCCTCGCGGGGGCAGACATGGCCGGTCGCTGTCTTGGTCCAGTCCCCGGCGTCGGCCTGCTCGTCGGCCTCGGAGGTGGTGGCGAAGAGCGCCACCAGGTCGCCGGTCTCCAGGGAGCGGAGACAGACGTCGCAGTCGACGACGAAGCTGGTCACCGAGCGGTAGCTCATCGCAGGGCCCCCTTTGCGGCAGCGTCGGGCAGGGTGAGGACCGGGATCCATTGCGTATCCGTGACCGCCGGGTGGGCGGCCAGCGAGCCGGCCTTGCGGTTGTTGGCGAGCTGGGCCCGGAGTGCGATCACCTCGGCCTCGAGGCGATCCGCTCGCTGCGTGGCCTCGGCGGCCTGGGCTGCGACCTCGCCCAGGAAGCTGACCTTCGCGTTTGCGGCGTCCCGGGCGGCGGTGGCCTCTACCAGGCGTCGCATCAGGTGCCAGAGCAGGACCAGAAGCGACAGGTTCAGGGTCCGCAGCCGGGCCACCTCATCGACCGCACGGTGACGGCCGTGAGGGCGGACTATGTCGGCGAGGCTCACCAGGTCCTGCCGATCTCGTGGATCTCCCCGGTCTTCTCCCGGATGTTGCCGATCGGTTCGCCGCTCCACACGGGCTCGATCTGGGTGATGAAGCCCCTTCTGGTCTCGACCCACCCCTGGCCGTTGCCGTCGAGGTAGAGACGTCGCCGCCGGTCGTTCGGGTCGTCGTCCCGCTCGCCCGAAGCGGCCTGCCGGACCGCGGCCGGGGTGAACCTCCCGTCGGCCGTGTTGCCGTCCTTGTCTGCCTCGCGGCACAGGTCGTACACGGCGTCGAGGCAGCGGTTCAGGTAGGCCATCTCGTCGCGGAGGGTGGGCTCCTTGCCGACGTACTTGTCGAGCTCGGCGGTCAGCCGGGCGACCTCGGCGCGCAACTGGATCAGTTCGTCGCTCATGCGGGTACTCCCGGCTGGTCGTCGCCGAGGGTGGGCTCGGCGGCGAGGAGGTAGGCGATCTGCTCATCCCGTTCGGCGAGGACGGACTCCAGCTCGGCGATCAAGGCCAGCTGCCGCTTCTCATGCAGCGTGGCTGCGTGATCCGGGGTGAATACCTGCGCACCGTGCTTGACGGCGGTCTTGCAGGGCCAGCCGGTCACCCAAGCGTCGCCCCAGCAGACAGAGCAGAGCCAGGCATTGGGCTTGCCGCAGCTATCGAAGACCGGCAGGTGGAAGCGGGCGGGCAGGTCGGCCTTCTCCTGCTCCGTCATCTCGATCAGGATTTCCCAGCCGGGCATGTCCGGCGGCTGGATGAGTAGCGCTTTACGAGTGCACTCGTCGTGCTCGACCTTCTTGCCGGACTTGACAGCGGCTCGGCAGGTACCGCAGGCAGCCGGGTCGGCGTGCTGGCCGCGGGATGCGACGTGCTCGTCGATCTGCTGCTGCCAGAACGGGTCACCCTGGCAGGTGCACGGCGCGGTGTCGCAGCAGGCGCCCGGCGGGAGGGGCGGTTCGGTGAGGAGGGCGTCAGCGTCCATCGGAGTCCACCGCCTTCCGCGAGCAGTTCTCGGCGTGCGGGACGTAGGTGTAGAGGTCGAGGCCTGACGCTCGGCACTCGTTGCAGCCCCGCTGCGGCCCGAGCTTGCGGCTGTAGTGGTAGACGTCCGATGCCCAGTTCCAGTCGTCCACCGGGTCGACGCTGTAGTCGTAGCCCTCGGGGGCGCGGTGCTCGGGGATCAGGAGCTCGTAGATTTCGCTGTCGTCCGACAGGGTCTTCACGGCGTCTTCCTGGCTTTCGGCTTCGACCCAGATGACGTACTTCTCGCGGGTCTCGACGATGACCGGATACCGGTCCAGCGTCTGTTCAGGCACGGTTCCCCCTGAGGTAGCGGCGCCCGACGAGGGCGATGGTGGCGAAGAGCAGGGCCGCGAGGGCGTCCAGGGCGGCGATACGGCGGAGGGTCATGACCGGCCGCCGATCCGGGCGATCCACTCGTCGGGGGACTCGACGTAGCCGGCGGCCAGCGTGTCTGCGAAGTCCGGGTCGACATCCCGCTCCAGCAGGCCGAGACCTCGCAGCAGAGCGGGCGCCACCAAGACCGGCGGCGGATCGGACAGCAGGACCGACGTGACCGTCTCGATGCGGGCCATCACGCCACCTGCCGCAGGAAGCAGGGGATCGGCGGGTCGTACCGGTGCAGCTCACCCGAGCTGACGTCGTACTCGCAGGCGGTGTCGAGCCACTGCTTCGGGAGCCCCAGCCACAGAATGCGGACTACCTCGTGGTGGCCTCCCCTCGGCGTCGGGATCTCACGACCCAGCCCATCCAGGAGCAGAACGACTCGCTTCATCTGCGGGCTGCCGTCCACGTCCCACATGACCGGCGTGACCCGGACCCGACGAGCGCGGTCCCCCAGCAGGGAGGTGAGCGCGCGGCAGACCTTTGCGCGCCCGCCCTCGTCGGCCTGCGCCATCAGCGGGCCCGTCATCGGTGTCAGGAGCTTCACGGCTGGCCTCCGAGGGTCTTGGGCTTCGTGCACTTCTCGGGGTGGGCGCAGGCCAGGGCGTCGAAAACGCGCTCGTACCAGATGGCGGGCTGCAACTCGGGGGTGTGACCGGCCGGCGGGCGGGCCAGCAGCATCTGGAGCGCGACATCTGCAGCCGGCACATCCAGGCGGGCGATGGACGGCGCCGGGGCCAGAGCGGCGACGGACGCGGACGACACGTCGGCGGGGAGGACGTCAGACACGGGACTCACCGCCCTCGTTCAGGAACGCCGCGACGATCGGGAACTGGGCGTCGACCGAACGCTGGGCAGCCTCAGCCTCCGCAACGTCCTTCGGGTCCGGAGTACACGGCACGAGGTTCGAGTGGGCGTCCTTGCCACAGCCGCAGCGGTAGCCGCGCGGGCCGTAGGAAATCGGGTCCGGGGTCGTGGCGGCCGGGCGAACCGCGCCACGCCTGATCTTGTCGGCCATCCGGCACAGCACCTCGACGCGAGCGGCATTCTCCTTGCCGCGCAGGCTGTGGTACTCGTGGGCCTTCTTGACCAGCCACTCGGCGAGCTCGGCCTGCACCTCGGCCCGGTAGGCGTCGAGTGCCTCGCCTCGGGCGACCGGGTGCGTCCCCGTCAGCAGCAGGTCCAGTCGCTCGCGGGCGGTGGGGTTGGTGGGAGCCGGATCACCGGCGATGATGTCAGCCACGAGACTCACCGGCCTCCCGGGCGGAGAGGCTGCCCAGACCGAGCTGCTTGCGGTCGCGGCGGGCCATCGAGGCACCGTTGGCGGCGGCGAAGGCGGCGGCGGACTCGGTGAGGGCGCGGCAGCGGTCGCAACGCTCCTCGTGGTGGGCTCGCTCGGCGGCGATGTACACGCTGCCGGTGATGACGGGTGCCGGGTCTCCGGCAATACTGTTCGACATCGTTCCTCTTCTCCTTGCATGTGCTTGCAGGTGAGGGGTGGATCGGGAGGCCCTGGCCGGCGGTGTCGCGACCGGCGGTCGGGGCCGCATAGCCGCAGCTAGGCGGCGGCGGGGGAGTAGCGCTTCGGCTCGGAGGCCCGCAGGGTCGGGTCGAGCTCGGGGTTGAAGCGGGAGTCCGCCATCTGGTGCGCCTTCTCCTGGGCGAGGACATCGCTGAGGAGGAAGACGACCCTGCCGCGGAGCCGGAAGCTGCGCGGGTAGTTCCCCCGCCGGCGGGACCGATCCGTGTAGATGGCGTTCGGGGTGGTCTCCCACCTGTCGGCCAGCTGAGGAACGGTCAGGTAGATCGGTGCGGCCTCAGCCGCCGGGGTTTCGTTCATCACTTCCCTCGTCTGTATCGGTGAGTGCGGCGATCGCTGCTCGTGCCTGCCGCTCGTCCTGCAATCGGAGAGCTATCCGTCTGAGCAGGTCAGGGCCTGGATTGCCTTGTCCTCGTTCGATCCGGGAAAGCCAGCCAGGAGAGACGCCGATCAGCCGGGCGAAGCACGTCAGGCTGAAGCCGCTTTCCATGCGCTGTCTGCGGATCCGGTTTCGTTCCGCTTGCACATCGCAAGATTAGGCAAGATTCGGCAGGCAAGTCAAGGCATGCGTGAGCAAGATTCGGCAAGATTGAGCTTTCGCAGGTCAGCGGCCTGTTCCTGCCTGTCACTAGGTGCCGGATCTTGCTAGCTTGTTGCCTGGCGTTGCTTGTCGTTGCGTGGAGACTGGAGACCATGAACCGCGACCCGGAAGCGTGGAGGAGGCTCGGGCGCCTCTTCCGGAACGCGCGTGAGCTCGAGGGGCTCACGCGCGCAGAGTTCGCCGCCAAGGCCGGCGTTTCGGAGAAGGCCGTCTACAACGCCGAGAAGGGGGACGTGCCGAGCCGTCACCAGCCGCCAACGCTGGTGAAGATCGCAGTCGGGCACGGCTGGAAGCCGGAGAGTATCCAGAGCATCCTGGATGGTGCCGACCCCATCCCGGCCGCGGCAAGCTCTTCGGCTGGCGAGCGCGTGACCAGCGGTGGAACCCCGTCCCAGGTGCTTGAGCTCATGCCGCGCGTCTACGAGTTTGGGCGGCTCTGCAGCTCGCTTGGCGCATCCTCGAAGGCGCGCGACGAGTTCGACGCGGCCGTCCAGCATCTGATCGACTCGGTGCCTCATCGCGCGACCCAAGCCTCATTCAGGCTGGCGGCGTACCGTCCGCATGCTCTGGGTGAAGGCGTTCCCTCCGATGACGCGGAGGCGATCCTCCGGGCCATGGAGGAGAACGGGCACTGA